GCTTTAGGGCTGACCACAATACCTTTGAGGCGTGTGCGTCCCAATATAAAAGATCCAGCGGCAGTTAAGTGAGCCGCCTTTACGTCTGTCTGTTGCATAATTAATCTCCTGTTATGAGGGGGCCGAAGCCCCCGTGATTAATTATTGTTGAGAAGGAGCAGGAGACTGAGTACCGTCTGAATTTGCTACAGAGTACACAATGGTGTATTGCACAGTCCCTGCGGTAACGTCAGCAACAGTAGGACGTACAGTAGCAATAATTGTTACATCAGTTGTACCAACGCCAGCACCGTTAGGAGAAGCTGTAGTAGCTGCTCCAGCCCAGTTGCCCAATTTAGCCGCTGCGCCAGTATTGGCTAAACGACCTTGGGTTGTAATGTCTGTAGAAGCAAAGTACAAAGCTGTTGAGCCTGTAATACCTAAAGACATATTTGCGGCAGTAGAACCAGTAAACGCCACCAACGTGTCAATATGAATGCTGGTAATTTGAGCGCCAGCAGGAATAGTGAACAGGGTGGTTGTTGTATCGGCAGTGTAAACAACGCCAGCGTAATTAACTTTTTTGGTTTGGGTAACGCTAGTAGCGCCGGTGTTTTGGATAGTACCAGCGGTAGTGCCAGTTGTGTTTTTAACAGTGCCCAACAACCAAGGGCCAAGGTGAGTTGCGAATCCCATGTTTAATTCTCCATGCGTTATAGCGTATCAATCTGCATGAGGTCAGCCGAGCCTGTTTGATACGCCGATGATTCTCGGAATGTGTTCAATATACACCAAAAGAAAAGGGGGCACAAGGCCCCCTTAACTTATTAGGTCGTACCGGGGGAACCAAAAGCTCCCAATGGGTCAGACCAGCCGAATGAATAACGCTCACGAGCCTTGTAACGTACGTTACCAGTATCGAAGTCACCATCCATTTTATTCTCCAAAGGCATACGCTCGAAATGCTTCAAGCCGTTGGGAACATCGGTCATCAAGAACCAGCCGTTGGCATCTGTCAAGAAGTGATTGACAGTGTAGCCTTCAGGGATTGAGCCGTTGTTCTTCAACGCGTTGATGTCGTTGTCGGTAGTGCCAACACGGAGGTTGGTTTCCAACAGGCGGGTAGCCACGAACATCAGAGCAGGAGGAATCACCAACTTGCGGGGTTTTGCTGCAATCAACAGGCCGCGCTCGTCTGTCCAAGCTGCAATTTGAATGACGGCGTTCTCAAGAGAAGTCTCGTTCAAGTCAGCGTTGGTAGTTGGGCGATTACTGTTGGTGCCACCAGAAACCAAGGGGTGAGCTGTGCTGAATAGAGCAACGCCATCGCCACCGACATAACCGGCAGAGAAACCATTATTCAAAACAGAAGCTGCCTTGACTTGCTTAGTGTATGCCATAGCACGGGCCAAAGCTTTGGTGTAACGAGCAGACAAGCTGTCGTACAAGTTATCTTCAATCGCTTCTTCAGTGATTGAGAAACCCAAGGCAATGGTTTCGTGGTTGTAGCGTGCTGTGAACGCTTCTTGCGCATTGTCATAAGCAATGGCAGAACCTTCGTTCTTGACGGGAGCAGCGGAGAAACCAGCAAGCTTGGTCTCTTCTTCAAAGCTACGCTCTGATTTCTCAGTTTCGTAGATTTCTTTATGCTCTTCGCCGTAGCGGGAGTACTCCATACCAAACAAAGCATTCAGTCCGGGGAGCAACTCTTTAAGTAGCTGTGCGCGTGAAATAGCCATTTTATGTTACTCCTTATGCAACAGCTGTACCAGCATAGTATTTGTGCAAACCAAAATTGATTTTCACGAGTACTTCTGGATATTGGTTAAAGACAAGTGTTGAGGCCGAAGCAAACGCTACCAGAGGTGCTTGATTCAGCACAACCGTTGTAGAGTTTGTTACAGACGCAACATACGAACCGCTGGCAATGTACTGACCATTTGCAGCAATGGAACCAACGTCAGAGCCAACCACTGGCGTAAACGTAAGAGCCGAAGCAAGCGTAACGGTAGCGGTACTGATACTGGAGTAAACGCCCGTACCTTGTGCCACTACAGAGTCAGGAACCAACCCAATAACACGAATTGGCAAAGCCGCAGTAAGTGCTAGGGAGGTATCTGCCAAAACAGCGTTAGCTGAATTACCTGTTGCAGTGCTACCTGTGTTGTTAACTGCTGCTAAGTTTTGACCAATCATGGCGCGAGCACCAGAAGTCACCACTGTAGTACCAGAAACCATCACAGCTTTAAACACTGTATCAGGGTCATCACAGACAATAGCCACTGCATCACCAGCAAGCGTAGACGCAGGCCAGTATTGCGAGAAGGTTTTTTGTCCGGTTAAAGGGTTGGTGTACGAACATCCGAGGAAAACCCCCATTAATGTGCCAACAACACCTGTTGTAACGCTTATGCGTTCCAAATTCCCACGAACTAACGTTACAAAATCACCATAAAAGATGTTTGTAGCGTAGCCGTAGGTGATAGGTAGTTCACGGGTTGACCCCGCAAATACCTGACCACCAATCAAGTTGATTGGTTTTAGCCCGTACGGGGCTGAGACCACTGGATAAGCCATTTAAGACTCCTTTATTTTGAACCTGTACCAAATCCGCTTCCACGACTGGTTGTTGACTTGCGGTCAGCAAACAGAGGCATACGCGGGTCATTATTTCTCATGAAGTGGTTGTCCACTGAATCCATCTGATTCTGCGCTTGTGTGTCGTAATACTCTTTCATGGCCATGAGTTTTTCAGTAGGAATTTTGCAAAGCATCAATCCACCAATTTCCACATTACCTTTGTCATTACCTTCAAGCATCAGTTCTGGATGGTCTGCTGCTTTCACCGGTTCCCAGCCATCCCGCATCTTGCTAGACACATTGGTTGGCATGGACTGTCCCAAGACATGAGTCGCTATGTAGCGAAACTCCCATCCGGGTTCAGGGGTAGGATCGGGCAGCGCACTCGAAGGTTTATACACGTATCGAGTTGATTTTTCGCGTGATGCATTATCACGGGGGGTGCGATTTTCAGCCATTTTGGTTCTCCAATTTTAAAACTTCAGCAACATACTTCTTAGGGTCAAGGTTGTACTTTTTAATTAACGCAGCTTGTGACGGCGTCAATTGAACCTTCCTTGTTCCTGTAGAACGTGTTGCCGGAGCAACCACTGAAGAAGGTCGCCGGGACTTTTCGCTAACGCCACCGAACATGTCGGGGAACGTAGACTTCACGCGAGCATCAATTTGCTCGAAGTACTCATCAGAGCGGGGGTCAACCCCGTTTGACACTAATTTTTGATGCAGCCCTAGTGCGAAGCTGGAAACTTCCTCAAACCCATCAGAACCGAACCACTGGTTTTTTGCCTGCCAGCGCAGGGTTTTTTCGTCCGGTTGAACAGATTGGGTCTGTTGTTGTCGCGGTTGTACCGCACTTTCTTCAACTTGTAAAGGGGGTGGACGAAAATTTTGTGCTTGTTGTAATTTTGACTTAGCGTCAAACAACGCTTCCTGAGCCGCAATGATGGCATCAGTGTCAAACGCCTCCTGTGCCACCTTGTACTCTCGACGGGCTTTATCCATTTCCGCCTCGGCAGCGGTCTTGGCCATAGCCCCATACTGCTCAGACCCGTTATTTACATATTGTTTGAGACGGTTGTTTTCTTCAACCATATGCTGTGCAAGACGCTCAAGGTCTTGTTTTTCACGGTAAAGAGTTTCTTTTGCCCTGCGCTCGTCGTGCCGCGCATGAGTTAACTCTTTAATGCGTACCTTAACCTTATCGGAGTAGTTCTCAATTTCGTCATCCGTGGGGTCTTCAACCTCTTTGTCTAACGGTCTACGCCCACGGTCTTGTATGGGTGTGTCGTCAACAATCTCAATTTCAACGTCATCTTCGGGCTGAAGTATCTCAACCTTTTGACTTTTGTTGTCGTCAAGTTCATCGGGAAACTTATATTGCTCTGCCATTTCTACTCCTTTAAGCGCGGGTTAACCCGCGTGGGTCTTGCACAACAGCGTCCACTTGGTCATCATTGATGAGCCGGAACTCTTTTCCAAAGATTTTGAACCGCGTACCAGAATAGGTACGAACAAGGACAAAATCGCCCTCTTTGCACCACGCGCCTGCGGGGAACTTGGTCTGATCTTTATACGCATCAGGGCCAACTTTCATTACAAACAACACGGTGGTAGCGCTTTCTTCTTGTCGCATACTGCTTGTATCGCGTACAAGATCAAGCGCAGTCCCATCAATCTTTTCAGAGACTGGGGGCACGGCACACAGCAACTTCCAGCCTGTCGGCTCTGGCAGCATGGTGGCTTTTTCTTCGTCTGTAGCGTCTTGCACGGGTGCATCGACGGGTTGGATTACATCAGGCAGGGCGTATTGCCCCGGTTCTAGAACAAGTTCACTCATTGGTTTCTTCTACTTTCTTTGCAAGGTCAAGTAAGTGGCGCTCTGCGATGGCTAGACCCTGAATAATCCCGCAGAGTTTTTGGTACTCGTCAAAATTGCGACATGCCCCACCAGCGCAGTCATCTGCGTAGTTGTTCATATCGGTGCGTAATTTTTCGCGCAATACGCGTGCGAAGTCTTGGATCATTTAATTGGTTTCTCCTTTGAATAATCAAGTGCTGTCTGCCGAGCATCTAAATCTTTTTGGGCTTTGTGCTTGGCCATATCAATACCCATGCGCATACCCTCTCTTTGTTGGTTAGCCTCTATTTCAGCTTGATCTTTCTTAATTTGCGCTCCAAGTTTGGTGCCGTCGTATTCCAGTTTTGATTGCATTTTTGCTTTATCTAATTCCATTTGCTGTCCAGCAATCTGCATCTTTAGCTGCAATTCCTGTTGTGCAATTTGGTTTTTAGCCTGTGCCTCTTGAGCCTTCATTTGCAACTCTTGTTGCTTTAATTGAAGCTCGGCTTGCTGCATTTGTAAGATGGGATCTTGCGCTTGCTGCTGAGCTTGCTGTTGTGCCGCTTGCGTTTGGCCTTGTTGCACCACTTGTTGAGATGCTTGCGCCAATAAAGTAGACAATGCAAATTCTGCTTCTGGAGGCAGGTTTTCATCCTGTTGCGGCAGCGCTGCACCCAGTTGCTCCTCAACCTTACGACGATATTCAAAACCAACGTGTTCAGCAATGTGCGCCATAAGTGCGGCTGAAATCTGCTGTGCCTTGGGGTTTTGGCCAAGCATCTGTGCAATAGTTGGGTCTTGTATAAGAGCCATATGCACCTGCATATGCGCCTGATGGTCTTGGTAGAAGAACGCCTTGACTGGCTCGCTCTTTATGATTCCCATGTTTTCAGTCACAGGATCTTTGGGCTTCATGTCGTCAGGTAGGGGAACAAGTTTATCGGCATCCTTGATACCCAAAACTTGGAGCATGTTGCGGTGCAACTGCGGCAAGTCATAAATATCGGGCGCCATCTGCGCCATTTGAATGACGGCTTGGTACTGCACAACCCGCTGGCTCATTGTTGCCGCGTTAGGGTCGCTTACAGGGATGATGTCTACATGGTCATAGTCTTTTTTCTTGGCCTTGCGAGGAGCATCAACGGGGTCGTAGTCGTAATCTGGCTCGGTGTAGTCCCGAATGATCGCAGCCAACAGACGCAACTCTTGTTTGAAGGTGTAGTGCAGACGGGCTTGCACAGCAGACATAACCTTAAGCTGGCGCTCCAAAAGAGCCAGTGTCGTACCCACAGGAGCCTGTGCGGACATGTCCGACACGTTCATATCCGCTGTTGCGGCAAAGCGACGGCCTTCTTCTACGATCTTGTCCAGCAAGCCAGACAGGACAATGCTTGGCTCCTTGTAGGGTAGGGGCAGGATGCTGTCACGCAGTGCCCCAGAAGCAATGTCTACGTCTCGCCATTCTCCGGGAGCGATGGGGGTGTCGTCTCCTTTAATGCGCATTCCGCGAGTCTTAAGACCTCCGGGTAAGTTAGAAAGCGTCCCAGCATCGACAAGCTGACGCATGAGACTGGTGGCTGACTTGGCGTATCCTCCAATGAGGTGGAAAAGGCCAAAGCCGTAAGCTCCAAAACCCGGGATGTATTGGTAGTGAACAAAGTGTTGTCGCTTAAGTCTGAGGGGATCGTCTTGTTCCCAGTTTCTGCGGATGGCGAGGACATCATTGCTTCCTTTTATTAGGGTAACTACGTATGGTTGCATTACGCCGGTAGGTTCACCGTCGTCGTCTTTGTCTTCATCACCTTCCAGCACCAAGTCAACATGGCACTCATACAAGGTGTAGCGCTCATCATTTAAGTCAGAGAACCCTGTCTCTTTGTCTTTGGCTTTCTTGATGTTGTCTTGTTCTTTACTGGGGTCAGGCAACTCAATGTCACGGTAAAAGCCTGCTTGCTGGAGCTTGATAATCTCGTTCTTGGTCTTGCGCATGACGTGTGTCAAGCGGTAGCAAGTGTCTAAGTCTGTTGTTCCGTAGGGCAGAATAATATCTTCTGCTGGTATAAATATAGATACTTGACGGCCAATGTTTGGGTCGTAGTAAACCTTCTTGAACGCTGAACCAGTAGCGGGGAGGCTCCACAACATACGCTCATGCTCAGGCCTAAACTCGCGCATGACTTCTGTCAACTCGTAGTTCATGTCAGCCTCGACACGCACAGCAGCTTCTTGTTTCTCAGGAGTCTCTTTACCCAAGATTTTTGTACGCACTGGGCCTGCGGCTGGGAATTGTTCTGTAATTGTCTCTGACTGGAAACGTACTACCGCTTCTGTAATCATGGGGTGGAACACGCCACAAGCGCCGTTCCAAGGTTCAGTACGTTCCTCGTACTGCAAGCCGAGGAGTTTGAGTCCCTCGGTATATGCTTTCTCCCAGTCTTTGCGTGCGCCTTTGTCTTGCTCAACGTCTCCGGCTAAGTCTCCTGCCAGTGAAGACATTGCACCTTCGTCCATGTCCTCGGCCAAGTTTACGTTGAAGTCATCCTCATCTTCACTGGGAATCATGCTGATTTCTAAGTCACCAATGCTGATGTTGACCGCTTCAGGATCAACAATTTCAATCTCAATGGCATCTTCATCTTGTGCCAGTTCTTCCATACCTTGGGGTTGCTGGTACAGGGCTTTGTCTATGTTGGTTGCCATGTCAGTACTTCTTTCTCAGAGTAGCCCGATTTGTTGTTGGGCTATATTTAAATGCTGATGTGGGTTTCCCCGTGCGAGTTTTTGCTCTGTCCAGTGCACGCTCTTCGGCGGTCATGGCGTCGCGTTTTTTGCCTTCAACGGTCAAGTTGCCTTTGGCATCTACGTGCCCCCGCTTTTGTAGAACTTCAAGCGCCGTCTCCCGAGAACCGATCTGCGCTGCCAGTCGGTCTATTAGTTGGTTTTTGCCCATGAACTTCTGTGTTTCCATCCGTACCTCAATAGTATGCCGCAGTACGGCGCTTAAAAAGTTGTGGCTCATCTTGCTCATCAGTGTCTAGCGTGATGAAGCCGCCTTGTCTGAATCGAAGCAGTGCTTGGCTGGTCGTGTCCACATAATCATCGTGCTCGCCAACTGGGAAGGACGCAACTTCCTCAATCACTTCACGTGCCCAGCGAGTGTCGGGTGCCCACACCATACCAGAGGAGAACAAGTCCGCAATAGCCTGCACACGCACCATCTTATCGTTTCCACGGCTCGGTGTAAATTCTTGTACAGGGATGCCCATCGCCCTGAGTTCTTGGATCAGTGGCCCACCTGCCGCCTTTTTCTCCACAATGAAGGCATCGGGTTGCCATTCCTTCCAGTGCTTAAAGGCAGCTTGTTTGAGTTCTGGGAATGCGATCCGGTCTTTGAAAGCGTCAAGGAGGATAAGCTGGGGCTTGTCGTTCTCCTCCTCGTTGTACCAGACCCCCCAAGTAGTACAGGCAGAATAGTCGGATGTTGTTTTGGTTTCATGCGCCGTGTCCCAAGACTGAATGATGTACTCACAAGTGGGTGGGTCGTCCCCCTGCCATATACGCCAGTGCTTCCTTGAGATGATTGCCGCCGTATCCGAGGTAGGCTGCTGCATGTACTGCGCGTTCCAGTACCGTGGATCCATTGAGGACTTGGCAGACTTCAACGCCTCGAGCGGCCACTGCTCCGGCCAGAGCGACTTCTCGTTCTCCGTGTTCTCGTTCAGGATGGCTGGAAGCTCCACGATCTCCCAAACGGGGGAGTCAGGGTTACTCACCTGATACTGTATGAGTCTGCCAGTTAAGTCCAACGGCCCCCAGCGCGTCATGATGACTATGATCGCACCGCCCGGCATCAGACGTTGCAAAGGGCCAGTCTGGAACCAACTCCACGCTGTGTCAAACGCTAGACGACTGTTTGCTTTTACGTCTTGTTCCGAATGCGGGTCATCAATAACGAATAGGTCAGCGCCGCGTCCAGCAAGAGCACCGCCGACACCGGCGGCGTAGTACTGACCACCGGCGGCTGTTGACCATTTTCCAGCGGCCTTCTGGTCATCTGCCACAAGTGTTTGGGGAAATAACTCATGATAGTGCTCATCATCCAGTAAGTTACGAACCCGCCGTCCAAAGTCTTCAGACAGCGACGCAGTGTGCGTCCCCATAATGATCTTCTTGTTAGGGTTTTTACCTAGGAAGAACGCGGGGAACAAATAAGACGAAAACTCGGACTTACCCATACGTGGGGCAATGTTGATAATTACTCTCTTCTTTTTACCGTCTAACACGTCTTGGAATATCCGCGCCAACTTCTTGTGGTGTGGCCCGACTTTGAATCCGGGGTAAACGTGTTTGGCAAAGTCAATCATGTTTGTACGACCCACGTTGACTTGGTAGCGTTTCTCACGCTCTTCCAACATACCCATAAGCTCCACCTTCTCCGCCAAGTTTAGGGTGGGGAGAGCTTTCTGGATGGCCTGAATCTCAGTTGGATTCAGTGTCAGGTCGTTCAGTTTCATTTATCTCGATGTCTTCTACTACATCAGCGTCTTGCACGCCCATGAACTTGGCCAGCTTGTCTTTAAGCTTGCGGTCGATCTCCTCATCGGTGAGGTCAGTCTTCTTGACTTCAAGCTTATCTGTAAATAAACCCACCTCTGTAACTTTACCCAGTAGTCCTAAGGCTTTAAGGCGGATGTTGGCGTTGGGGGATTGGGTTTCTTCAAAAAGTTTTGCTACGGTGTACCCGCGCAACTCTTTGGCCATCTCCACAAACTCCCAGTCATAGGCTGTCAACATGCCTGTAATGTGGCGCACAGCCTCTGGGGTTTTAAGTTGGAGCAGTTTGGATTTTTGTGTTGCATCGTCTGTGTTTGTGGTGACGACATTGAAAGCTTCACGGGCGGCGGTAGTTTGCGCTTCCTTATTTACTTCTGCATCTGCGGCAACACCAAGTTCTTTAAGCCATTCTGTTGTAGCAACTTGCGCAGACAGCAAATCCCCAGATGACACATCATCCAGTTCCCTGAAATCTTCCAGACTGGTGACGTCTGGCTCAAATTGCACCAAGTGTTCTAACATGCGCGGCCCTTGCAACCTCGATGGCCGAAGTGTATACTATTTCTTAAGTGATGCGGCAAGCAGTTGTCCGTTGCTTCTCCTAGACTGCAAAGTCTCTTCAGCCCCTTGATGTAAGTCAGGGGGCTTTTTTTATGGTGGAATGTCCAAAGTTTGACATAGGTTATTTGGAATTTTTATAAAATTTATGGGGTGTAGTAAATAAGGTTTACTGAAGTATTTAGAATGGCTGGGGAATAGTGTTCACACAGGGACGGGGCATGGCTGTGCATATTGGGGGGTGGGGGGTAGGTGGGGTCAGTATCAAACTGATACTGAGTCCGAGTGGTGTAAAGGGTCTTTCCAAACGCATTGTGGTATACTAGATGCATCGATTGGGGGAACTCATTCGCTGTGACGCCCCGCCACTATGCGGGGCTTTTCTTTTGGAGTAATCAATATGCAACTCGCATCCATCAAAGCACAGGCTTTCGCCGTGTTCAACAAAGCTGACAATGTGTCAGTCGTTCTTCTCTCTGACTTGTTGCCCTTAGGCATCGCCTCTCGTACTGACGCAAAGCCATTGGTCATCGAATGGGCATCTAAGAAGTACAACTGCAAGCCCTACGAGGGTCAACGCGGCACGACATTCAAGCAAGGTAGCACCGCGCGAATGGCAATGAACAGAGTGCTTAACCGCATCTTTGGCGATGAGATAGCACCAAGCAAACCCAAGGCTAAGACCAACAGCAAGACTGACAAGGTTGCTCGTTTGGTAACAAGTTTCGGTAAGTTGACTGCGGCTGAGAAACGCCGCTTCTTGGCTTCTGTGTAACAGCTTAGTATCAACTTGATACTGAGTTTTTTCCAAGCGGCGTGGATGCCAAGTCCCGCCGCTATTTCTTTTTCTGTCAAATACGAATCACTCTCATCCCGATTCAACTGGAGAACCACAATGAAATCCACACAAGTCCTGTCCCATGTATTCCTCAGCGCTATCTGCGTAGTCGTCATCAAGACCCACATTGAGGTAGCACTCGAATACATCCCGCCCTTGTGGCTTATGTTGCCCCTACTCTGCGCCTTCATGCTCGGCGTACAACTCATGCAAATCTTCAACAACGACAAGGAGTAATCAAATGAAATACCGCATCCACATCCCATCCGATACCCGCACCAAGCTCGCCGAGCTACGCAAAGACTGCAAAGCTATGGCAGACCTATACGACAAGAACCCCAAGGCATACCACGACAAGAAGCGCAAGCTCAAAGAAGAAGCCGCCCTCGATGAGTGGCAAGACATCAAGCGTTCAGCCCAACAACTGCGCCTGATATGACGACTCAGTATCAATGTGATACTGTGTTTAACCACAACTGTGTTTATATACAGGTGTGGGAACGATACCCACTATTTTTCCCATGTGGACAATCTGGTGGGTATCGCGCATCCCAATACTGGCGGGGCTTCAAGCCATACCCATCCCACAATACCTATATATATATAAGAGATAAAAAGATAAATATATATATATACAGGTTGAGGTGGGTGTGAAAAGTTATTTATCCTTTGATATGTCCGTATGCGATAGGTATCGTGGGATAGAGTAGTAGAATCGCCAGTAAACATCGGACAACCGAGATACCCACTAGGTTGTCCAGTAAGGAAAAATGGTGGGTATGCTCGAACAACGAAGTGGACAAATGTATGAAAAAGTGTAACAAATGCGGAGAAGAAAAGCCTCTCGCCGAGTTCAACCGCAGACTCACACGCGCACAAATGCAAGCCCGAGGCATGAAAGGTGATGTGCTTATGACCATCTCCTCCAAGAATTGCAAAGCTTGCCAACCCAAGCGCACACCCCCAAGCAAGAAGACCCGCAAGGAATTGCACAACATGGTGGTGAGTGGCGACATAGGGAAATCAAAGATGGAATCCATCATTGAGGAACGCCAACGCATGGCGCGGCTCATCATGAGCAAGGCACGCTACGAGGCATGGGTAGACAAGTGGCGCAACCAACTCAAACAAACCTTAGACCCGATGGGTTATGAAATCAAAAAGGTGAGAGCACAGCGTAGCTACGCCGAACAGATGGGACAAGGCGAGTACGAGGGGTTACTAAAAAAGTACCTATCAATACTGACAAGGGAGAAGAGCAGGATACTGCTCGACTTCGAGTCTGAGCCAAGCAAGTACAAGAAAGAGAAGCGTAACTGGTGGGAGTTGGTCTCATCGTTTGCCATTGAGTCATTGCGTGACCGCTGGCTATCAATAGGAAGGGAGGACAGAGAGCACATGAAAGTGCCCGAGCTATTGTCTCGGCGCAGAGACGACTGAGTATCACCCTGATACTGAGTTTACACAAACAACTTTAGGAGAAGCAGAATGAAATATTACATCGGTGCAATCGAAACTCGTAATGGCGATATGGATAGTGATTCAGTCGTCAAATTCAAAACCAAGGGTGACCCCGACAAATACTTGGATAGGTTAACCAAAAGCTTTTGGGGCGACTGCCATAGTCGTGAAGATGAATGGTATTGGTTCGGTGACCACGCAAGCCGAGCAGGTGAGTTGAAAGAAATAACCAAAGAGTTATATGAAGCACTCCCATCACCGTTCATCGTAGAACTTAGAACAAAGTAAGGAGAAACAACATGAATGTATACAAAATAACTGTTGATGTGTGGGTAGTGGGCGAAGACAAGAGTGAAGCCATTACAAATCTCATGGACGACTTGGGCTATCTCGGTAGTCTTGATGAGGAACACATAAAGGTGGTCGGCTACAAGCACCCTGAAGAGGCGCAGAGCGATGAAGAAGCAACCAAACTGTATGAACAGAATGGGTATGTGGGGTATTGCCAAACAACTTTAGGAGAAGTGAAATGAACATAGATAAATACAACAAGGGCGCAGGCAACAGGTTCGTGTTGGTCATAACTTATGACGAGGCGAACGATTTGGGAGAAGCACTACAAAATGTAGTCGATGACATTGGGGTAGGTAAGACGCTTGCAAATGAGGCATCGGATACCTATGCGTATGGTTTTGAAATTGAAGGGAGAGCAGAATGAAACGATTCGTAATCTTTGGGGACATAGAGTTCTTTGACGGGGACTCAGCACTTGTGCATCGCGTCCACAGCGCCGAGTACATAGCCGATGGTGACATAGAGGCGAAAGCCGCAGAGCTAAACAACTGTGACTTCCTCTCACCGCACGACTACAAGGGCAGGATACTGTTCATGCAGTATCCCAAGGAGATAGAAGAATGACAAGGTTCACACCCATACGCATCACCTTTGTGATGGCGTATCTGATAGCGTGCGTAGTTCTCGCCCTCGACTTGTTCGTGTGGCGGATGGGCGTGATGTGCTACCTGTGACGCACAGGGAACACTCATTGCCTTTTAAATCTCAGTATCACTCTGATACTAAGTTGCGTTGCTGGTGCGCCTCACCAGTATTTTAAATGGAGTAATCAACATGACATACATCGACCACACAAACCAAACAGAAACCACAGTCCCCGACTTGGATACACCTCACGAACTTCAACCCAAGCCCCCTACCTCAACGCTGATACACACCTTGCTTCATGCAATCAATACGCACATTGACCAACAAGTCGAGGAGAAGGTCAGCGCCGTCTTGCAAGCTCATGGTACTGTGAAGTACATCGACGAGTCGTTCAGGGAGTCAATACACGACATCGCAACCTTTGTAGTCAATACCCACATCGATGACGACGACCATGTCAACGAGGACAGAGTCAAGGAAATCATGGACGACATCATCACAGAACAGGTTCGCAGAGAGGTGCGTGACACCGACATCAGCAACCAAGTGCATGACGCCATCACAGACTACGACTTCGATGACAAGTTTGATGCGTACGACGTTGACGACAAGATAGAAAATTATTTAGACAGCAACGACTACCCTGACGCAGACCGCGTGCAGGAGATTATTGAGGAGGTACTTGAAGAGAAGTTGGCAAGCACATTGATAAAACTTTTGGAGAAACTAAATGGAGTTTGAAGACTTAGAACAGAACGCAAAGAGCAACGCCATATCCCAGTATGGCGAGCCGCCCGATGATTGGTATGAGGAAGTCTACGCACAGTACATCGGTGACAAAGCAGTAGAAGCTACAGGTATGTTGGTTGACCAAATCTACTACTCAGGTTTCTACTCGCAAGGCGATGGCGCATCGTGGACAGGACGAGTCAACCTCGATGACTTCATTCAGCATTATGTAACGCCTACGCACCCCAATGCAGGGCGGTACACAGTTCTGCTTGCGTTGATGCAGGAGGAGTGGATAGGCATCAGGGCACTCATCTATACCACTTCATTCATGTATGTCCACTCAGGTGGTATGCGGTTGGAGGGCGTGACCATTACTGCGGACATTGATGCTGATGACAACGACTCGGTGTTTAGGCAAGGCATCTTCCAAGGTGCTGGCGTCAATGGTGTGGCGCGTGCAATAGATATTGAGAGTCTGGTCAATGACTTAGAAGAGTGGGTGCTCAAAGAGGCAAAGTCATTGGCTGATGATATTTATAAGGCACTTCGTGATGAGTATGAGGCATACACAAGCGAGGAAACTTTTAAAGAAATCATCTATATAAACGGCTGGCGCTTCGATAGCAAAGGCAATATTTCAACTGAAGAGGAGGTGTCCCATGGGATATAGGTCAGATGTAGCGTATGTCATACGCTTTGAAACAGTAGAGCAACGAGACACATTCGTTGAGTTAGTCAAGCATCGCAACGATGAGCATTGGACAAATGCAATCGAAGAGTGCGAGACAAACTACGAAGAGCCAATCATCACATTTGAAACGAGTGATGTGAAATGGTACGACAGCTTTGACGAGGTGCGAGCACACGACGCAATCATGGAATGGGCAGTAGAACTTTACCCCAATGCAGGTTTTCGCATCGTGCAAATAGGTGAGGATGGCGCAGAAGAAACCAATGAGGGCGGCAACGACGACGACCTCTACGATTACATCCACACATCCCACGCACTCAACACAGATTTTCCCGCAGTTAAATCAACCACAACCACAAAGGAGTAATCAATATGTTTGGAAACACAGCTCGGTCTTTACCTCGCGTACACAGCTACGCTGACGCAGAGAAAGTATTCAATCATCGCGGCGCAGTCCGTAGCAACAAGTGGGCAGAGAACGAACGCCCACTCCACAAGACCTACCATCACTACAGGGTAGCCAAGTACGAAGACCACTTCGACATCATTCTGTACCACACAGTTATGGCTCGCTACTACGCACCAACGATGGTCGACGGCAAGCAACACGAACGCCGCTTGTTCATGGGTGACAACTCAATAACGAGTAAGGACTTCATGCACTATGTTCTTGGCAAGGACAGTTGGAGGCGTGTCGAGAACTCACAAGTTGGTGAGGTGATTGCGCCTGTGTACAACAAGGTATTCACGTATGACGGCGACACGCCGTTCAGCGCTGACTTCATGTATGTTGATGGCGTGCTCGACACAACCAAGTCATCCCACACACCGCACTACAGAATGGTGTCGGGCAACGAGGACAAGACGGCACGCGCAGAGATACTCAAGAAGTTTGACAACTACCTCATGCTTGTGCAGATGCGTCTGCCTGAGTTCACCGCTGAGGTTGCTTTGTCTGACCGCTTGGGTCGTCCTTGGGCTGGCGGTGCTGTGTCAGAGTGGGATGCACGCAAGTGCGTTGGAAAGATTGCGGATGACTCAGCTACATCAGCTGACATCCACGCTTTCTTTGAGATGTGTCAGGACGCGTTCAATGTGCTCGCATCCAAGCGTGCATGGAAGCAGAGAGACTTCATGCTAAGCCCACGTTGGCACGCACCCAACCAACAAATCGACGGCATAGACAAGCTAGACAAGCCAGTCACCGAAAAGGATGTGCGTAAGGCGGTGTCGACCCGCATCCTCAAGGCGCTGGACTTGGAAAAGAAGTCCGTCAAACAGACTATTCCACAATTCGTTGTGGAGAAAGACTACCCCCGCAGTAATGTGAATTGGTAGAAACCCGAGGGTGTCTAATCTTGGACACCTATGTTAGAATAATGTCAAACACTACAGGAGAAGCACTATGACATTCGAGAAGATGACGCTCAACCAGCGTGTACAAGCCGCGAACATTGACTGTATGCGGCACCCACAATATGCACTGCTCAGCGGTGTGATATGTATGGGCAAGTCAGAGGTCTCAAAGACCACACCCACAGCCGCAACCAATGGGCGTGACAAGAAGTATGGCGAGGAATTTATCGCACCACTCAACCGCAAGCAACTGCGCTACCTTGTACTGCATGAGAACTTTCATGTGGCACTCAAGCATTGCATCCTGTACAGGAGAGAGACCAGAGCAATGCCGAGGCTTTCCAACATCGCGCAGGACTATGTGGTCAATGCTCTCATCGAAGAGCTTGACCCTAACTTCACATTCGTTGAGAGACCTACTGATACGCTGTGCATTGACCGCAAGTACTTCGGTTGGTCATTCCCTCAGGTGCTCAATGACCTCATCAAGCAAGGTCGCAAAGAACCTGACAAGCATGGCAATGGTAGTGGCGATGACTTCGATGAACCTATCGATGTGCATGAAGACCCTGTGTTCGATGACTTAGAGGATGAGCAAGAGCACAGCAAGAATGTTGACGATGCCAATCGTCAAGGCGAGATGCTTGCGCGTAAGTTGGCAGGCAAGGGCAAGGGGGGTCGTGACATCTTCGGCACAGCCAAGGAACGCACAACCAACTATGTCGAGGCTATGCAGGACTGGCTTGTGTCTGTGTGTAGTGGCGACGAGAACTCACGCTTCTGTCCTCCCAACAAGCGCTTGCTTGCATCGGGCTTCATCATGCCATCGCACTTCAACGAGACAGTCGGTGAGCTTATCCTTGCACCCGATACATCAGGTTCGATGTCGCCATACTATCGACTCATCTTCGGTGAGATTGCTCGTATGCTCACGCAAGTAAGACCCGAGTCTGTTCGCATCTTGTGGTGGGACGATGGTGTGTGCGGTGACCAAGTGTTCAAGCCTGTTGACTACGAGCAGATTGCGACACTACTCAAACCTCAAGGTGGTGGCGGCACTACACCGCAAGCAGTTGTTGACTACATACTGCACCACAAAATCAATGCTAAAGCAATCGTGTGGCTGACTGATGGCTACCTCGGTTGCGATACCCCGAATACCCCGATGCCGTCTCTGTGGGGTGTGGTGGAGAACGAAGACTTCGTTCCCACTCACGGCAAGTTAGTTCGTATCTCTGTTTAATCAATCAACCTTTGGAGTAATCAACATGAATCAATATCTTTCTTCTTCTCAAGTCATCAACCTCATCGCCGCTGTGGGTCACAAGCGTACAGTAATCGTCGAGGGCGAGAACGGCATCGGCAAGACCGCGTTGTTCCATCAACTCAAGCGTCTTCCCAAGTTTGCCAATCACATTGCCGTTGACCCCATCGACTGCACTCAGTTGTCCGATGGCTCTGTATGGATGCCTGACCTTGACCGCGAGAACGGCATCTCGCGTGAGCTTCCCAACGAACGCTTCGGTGTTAGCAAGACCAATCAGCGTGGCGTCAATGGTGGCAAGCCAATCATGGTGTTCTTAGATGAGATAGCCAAGGCACCGCAGTTCATCAAGAATGTGCTTGCGCCTATCGTCTACGAGCAACGCGTTGGTAACCTCCACTTCGTTGAGGGTAGCGTTATCTTTGCCGCTACCAATCTTTCAATCGAGGGTCTCGGTGACTCCATCCAAGCTCACTTGCGTAATCGTCTTGTGTTCGTGAAGATGCGTAAGCCTACCGCTGAAGAGTGGGTCAAGTGGGCAACCGATGCCGGTATCAATCCTATGGTCATCGCGTTCGTATCCAACGAGCCTCGCGTCATGGCATCGTTCCTTGACTACGAGAAGGGTGGTGCATACGAGGGCAAGGATATGTCTAAGGACAATGGCTTCGTCTTCAATCCCAAGTCAACACAGCAAGCATACGCGACACCTCGCTCACTTGCCGCCGCTGGTGACATCTTGGATGAGGGTCTTGGCATACTCGACGACACAACCATTGAGCAAGCGTTGATTGGTACTGTCGGTTACACAACTGCTGAAGCGTTGGCATCGTTCGTTCGCTTTGGTCGTGAGATTTGTGACTATGCGCGTGTCATCAAAGACCCTGCGACTGCACCTTTGTCTACCAACCCTACTGCTCAGTTGATTCAAGTCTTCCAGTTCGTATCGCGTGCCAAGGATAGAACAGAAGCAGAAGCAATCGTCACATACGTGTGGCGTATGCGTGCAGAGATGCAGTCAATCTTCTGCAACACCGTGGCTACATCTCAGCGTGTGGACTTGTTCATCACCTTGACCGACTTCGGCAAGATGTTGGCTGAACACAAAATCTTTTTCTCAACCAAGTAAGTAACTAAAAGGAGTATTCAATATGAACACAACACCTCGCTTCAACATCGACACCTGTGCAATGCTGGTGGAATTCAACGCCTCTGTGTGGACGGCTCGCAAGCTGGACAAGTCCACTACCGATGAGGTCACAACAAACAAGCACGCCGCCAAGGATGCGGCGCGTGTCAACAAGCACCTGCTCGCAGGTCGCACAGAGTTGGAGGTCATCCAACAAGCAGTCGGTCGTGCTCGTCAGTATGTGTACGACAACACATCGCCTTGGTCTGACTCTGGTCTGCGCTTGTTACCCAACACGCGCTTCATTAAGTTTGCTGAACGCATGAACGAGTTCGATGAGGAGATTGCCGCATTGGTCAAGGCATTCATCACCATCTACCCCTCGCTTATCACAGCACAGGCTATGGCTCTTGGTGATATGTTTAGACGAGATGACTTCCCAACCCCCAACGACTTGGTTACCAAGTTCTCATTCCGCGTCAACTACATGCCCGTGCCAACAGCGGGTGACTTCCGAGTGGATGTGGGCAACAAGGCGCAGGAAGAACTCAAGGCTAAGCTTGAGTCACTAACTCAGGAACGCATCGACTACGCTATGGCAGATGTTCGTGCTCGACTGGGTGAACGACTCAAGCGTATCTCTGACAGACTCACTACTGACTACGTGCAGGGTGAGGCTAAGACTCGACGCTTCCACGACACCCTTGTCGATGGTGCGCTAGAGATGTGTGACTTAGCTAAGTCACTCAACATTACCAATGACCCTGCGTTGGAGACAGCGCGGCGTGAGCTTGAGCAGTTGTTGGTAGGCGTGACTCCTAGCGAGTTGCGTAAAGACGAGACCATCCGACAGGATGTCAAGAAGAATGTCGATGCAATACTCGACAAGTTTAATTTCTAAGAGGAGGGAACACTCATGCCTGATATAAAAACTGCGCTGACTGGAATACTCAGCGAATGGGAGCTAGATAGTCAACAACAGGAGAAAAAAATGAAACACGTGCCACATTTTAAAGTTAGCAACAACGTAACACGAGCAACATTCGACTTCGTGAAGAACAACCCACACCAGTCGTGCAAGACCATCTGCGCGGCGTTGGAGAAGCAGGGATACAAGCCGTCATCTATTGGCTCACTACTCACGCAGTTTGTTAAGAATGGTTTGTGCATGAGGGATGCGAACAGCAACTACACGACGATAGCCAACGAGTACTCACCCATAAAAGTACGCAAGCAAATCAAAGCCACGCAAGTTATACAGAAAGCCAAAGCTACACGCGGTGAGGGCATCGCCGCCCTCAGTGCTCAGCCTACGCAAAGACTGGTGTGGGATGTTGATGCGGTACTCAACACCATGAGCATCATGCAAGCTCGTGCCATGTACGATGCGCTGAAGAAAATCTTCGGAGGTTGACATGGTAGAAATGATTACGAGCATTCTTGTAATGGCAACGATGTTGGCACTAGGCGCTATTATGTTTGTCTTTGTATGCGCGATGATTGGTTGGATGATTTACACAACGCAGAACGGAGGCGATGATGACTGAGCGATTGATTGCAAAGCTGGACAGGCTTGGTGCTGAAGCTGGCATAAAAGAAATGACCCCTGAGATATACCGATTTGCACAGCTATTGAACGATGAAAAAATGAAGCAGTGGGATGAGTGGAGGGGCAAGCGCAAATGGGTAGGTTTGACGGTTGAAGAGATTGAAGTGCTTGGCGAAATCTATGCCGAAAAGGACAGAAAAATCCAAATGTGGGGTCTTTTCGCCGTTGCTATTGAAGAAAAGCTTAAGGAGAAGAACACATGAACTTCCGAGAAATCACAATCAAATACATCAAGGATATTCTCAGAGCAAGGACTATCTCCGAAGTGATTAAAGTAGAGCTACGACAGGCGCACTTGCGTAAGTTGGAAGCTGAGACTGCCGCTGAGTATGCCAATGCTGCTATGCACTACAACGAAGAGCGTATTCAAAGGCTGGAGAGGCGATTGGCGCAACACGCAGAGGATGACGCATGATTGAGAAGATACGCACATTCTTTGGGAGAACCAAAGGGATACATCAAGACAAGACGACTGTCGTTGCACAAGGGACGGCGTGGTATTGCACAGAGTGTAGATTGGTGTTCTTAACTAAACAAGCTGGCGACCAACACAGTTGTGAATATCGTTTTCAAGATTCAATAGTAAGGATGAGAAAAGATGCCGAGACCAAAGAGTGAGTTAACCAAGAGTGGCAAAGCCATTGGCATACGTGTAACACAGAGTGAGTATGAGGAGTACATAAAACTAGGAGGAGGAACATGGCTGAGAAAAATGCTACAAGACATCAGAGACAAAAAACAAAAGGGCTAACAATTTAATTGAACACCGCGTGCAAGCCTAGTAGATGCGAACACGTTTTGTTGGATGCGGGGGTGTTAGCCCTTTGGAAAGTGAGCTTCTGCATTCACTCCACAACACGACCGAGGGGGCGTGTAATCTACTTGACCCCCTCACCAATTCAAAGGAAACTGTATGGCATCGACACCCGAAGTAAAAGTAAAGAAGCAGATACGCAAACTGTTGGAAGCATCAGGCGTGTACTACGCTATGCCTATTGGCACAGGTTATGGAAACTCAGGCGTGCCTGACTTCTTGGTCTGCGTCAACGGCAGATTTGTTGGCATTGAAGCAAAGGCAGGAAAGAATAAACCAACAACTTTACAAGAGGACAACCTGTACCGCATACGCAGGTCAGGGGGGGTGTCAATGGTCATCAACGAAGACAACATCAACGAACTAGAGGAGCTACTATGGAACAAGACGCAATCGAACAACGACTCACAGTAATGACTGAGGAAGAGCGTGAGCACTTCAAGATGGTCGTACTGCAACTGGTCAGGTGCTACGGCGATGACCCAGACCAAGCGGTACTGCTCATCAAGTCGAAGGGGGAGATGGCAGGACTCATCACCATGAACGCTGATGATATGGAAGCTGCGGAGCTTTTGCTCGAGGCAAATGATTTTTTCGGCTATCTAAATATGGCTGGCGCACCGCCAAAGGAGGCATTTAATTGACTAAACCATTTGACAGGATACTGACCATCGACTTTGAAACTCGGTGGGACAAGCGTGACTACACGTTATCAAAGATGACAACTGAGGAGTACATACGTGATAAAAGGTTCATATCTTTCGGCGCTTGTGTCCATGAGTACGGAAGCGCAGACGACATTAGATGGGTTAGAGGATCAGACCTACCTGAATTCTTTTTTGGAATCGACTGGGGACGAACCGCAGTGCTTGCGCACAACGCACAGTTCGATGTATCCATTATGGAGTGGATATATAACGCTAGACCAGCCTTTATCTTCGACACCCTGTCAATGGCGAGAGCTTTACGCGGCGTGGAAGTTGGCAACAGTCTCGCCAAACTTGCGGGAGATTTTAATCTTCCCCCAAAAGGGACAGCCGTGCATAGTACCGATGGTATGGCCGAGCTGGACGCGCTCGTGGAATCTGAACTTGCAGACTATTGCAAACACGACGTATATCTATGCGAACGAATCTTTGATCGCTTGGTCAAAGGATACCCCAAGAGTGAGCTAAGGCTTATCGACATGACGCTCAAGATGTACACACGACCAACGCTTGAGCTTGACCACAAGATGCTTATCAAGGCACTAACAGAAGAAGGAGAAACACGTGAAGGTCTATTACAAAAGCTCGGCATACAAGAAACTGAACTTGCGTCGAACCCGAAGTTTGCTGACATACTTAAAAGCCTCGGGGTTGTTGCCCCCACAAAAATTAGTAAAACTACCGGCAAGCAAACGCTCGCGCTGGCAAAGAACGACGCCCTCTTCCAAGCGTTGCTCAATGGTGAACGTGAGGACGTTGCCCTCCTTTGCGAAGCACGCCTTCGGGTTAAGTCTACGACCGAACGAACCAGAGCCCAGCGCTTCCTCGATATATCCCAGCGCGGCAAGTTACCTGTACCTTTATCGTATTACGGTGCTCTCTCGGGCAGGTGGACGGCGGCAAAGGGCAGTGCAATCAACATGCAAAACCTCAAGCGAGGTAGTTTCCTACGCAAAGCAATTATGGCTCCCGAAGGCTATCAACTTGTCGTTGGGGATTTATCGCAAATTGAACCGCGAGTACTCGCGTGGCTTGGTGACTACCAAGATATGCTTGACATCTTCAGGGCAGGCGGTGACCCTTATGCGGCGTTCGGGGCTCAGATGTTCAACATACCAAACCTCACCAAAGATTCCCATCCAGATCTTAGACAATCTGCGAAGAGTGCCCTACTCGGTTGTGGGTATGGCCTCGGTTGGGCATCCTTTGCGTCGCAACTTCTAACTGGCTTCCTTGGCGCACCGCCAGTCAGGTACTCCAAAGACTTTGCCAAAGCACTGGGGGTGAGTTCTGAGTACGCGCAGAAGTTTGTGGAGTGGGACGGCAACGACGACAAGCTGTTTGACATCCCCCACACTTGTTCTGACAAGGAACTCTTGACTCATGCCCTTGCCGCCAAGGCAATCATTGACTCATACCGCCGGACTGCTTGGCCTATCGTGGCGTTGTGGGCGTTGTTCAGTGAGCTTATATACAAGTCGCTGTATTTGGGCAAAGAGTACACGCACAAGTGTTTGACATTCCGCAAAGGCGAGATAGAATTACCAAACGGAATGAAACTTCTGTACCCAAATCTGCGCCCTGAGTTAGACGATAAAGGCAAAACGCAGTGGGTGTACGGAGAGCGTGCAACGAAGTTGTATGCAGGAAAAATAACAAACAATGTTACGCAGGCATTGGCACGCATTGTCATGACCGATGGAATGTTGAGGGTGACAAAGAGATACCCTGTGGTTGGTACTGTGCACGATGAACAGATCGTGTTGGTGCCTGACGCAGAAGTTGTTGACGCGAAGACTTGGGTCTTGGCGCAGATGACTATGGAGCCGAGTTACATGCCGGGGATACCCTTGGCCGCTGACGGTGGTGCGCACCGTAGATATGGACTAGCAAAATCATAAGGAGAAGCAAGTGAAGATACCGAAGCAGTTCACGGTGGGGCCGACGACATACAACGTCGAGTGGCGGCACACCATACAGAACCCCGCCGCAATGGGGCGCACGTACTACCGCAAGAAGTTAGTTGAGATAGCAAAGTACGACGACTTTGGCAACCCGTTTGAACAAGGAGAAATCGACGACACGTTTTGGCATGAGTTGACGCACATCATTCTGCAAGATATGGGCAACGACTTGACCGACAACGAGAACTTCGTCACAGCTTTTGCCAACAGATTAACGCAAGCAATCAACTCAGCCAAACTATGAAAAAACCCGCATGGTCACACTCGTCCCTCAAAGACTTTGAGGGGTGTCAACGCCGCTACCACGAAATCAAAGTCTTGAAGAACTACCCATTTGTAGAGACTGAGGCTACGCGGTACGGCACACAGGTGCATGAGAGCTTGGAGTTGTATATCAAGGACGGCAAACCCATACCGCCCGAGCACTCTCAGTTCCAACCTGTTGTTGACGCGTTGCTGAAAAAGGCAGGGCGCAGACTGCCTGAGTATGAGATGGCGCTGGATGCAAACCTAAACCCTGTGTCTTGGGAAGATGACAACGTGTGGGTCAGAGGCATTGCAGACTTAATCATCATTGATGATGAGAACCTGACGGCGTGGGTGGCAGACTGGAAAACAGGCAACAACAAGTATCCTGACAGAGACCAACTTGTTCTCATGTCTATCATGTTGTTTGCCCACTTCCCCCACATCCGCAGAGTCAACTCAGCGTTGATGTTTATTGTAAAAAATGATATGGTCAAGATGAGTATGACCTCGGACGAAGCGTCTAAGCACTGGTGGGACTACCGTGAACGCTACGCTCGCTTGGAGTCATGCTTTGAGCACGATGTATGGAACCCAAACCAAACGCCTCTGTGTGGTTGGTGTGCTGTAAAAACGTGTGAATTTCATCCAAAACATTAAGGAAAACTCATGCCTTACAAAAACCCCGCAGACCGCCCCTCTTACGCAAAGTATGAGCAGAAGCCTGAGATCATTAAAAAAAGAACCGCTCGAAATAAAGCACGCGCAATGCTTATGAAAGAAGGTATCGTACAAAAAGGAGATGGAAAAGATGTCGATCATAAACAACCCCTTTCAAAAGGCGGGGCAACAAATAGAAGCAATCTACGCGTCAAATCAGCATCTGACAATCGAAGCTTCAAACGTAAATCAGACCACAGCATCAAATGACTGGACGTTAAAAGCAAAGCGTGTTGTTGAAAGTGAAATCACAAGCGCAATGCTTGAAAATGAAGCATTCAAAATTCCAGTTGACAGGTTGGTCAATCTTTGGATAGCACGTTTTGGAAACGATTGGGTGCCGATGGAGTCAATAGAAGAAGAAGAATTTTTTAGATTAGTTTTTAACAGACTTAAACAACTCGGAGAAGTTGAAGTTCATTTTTTAACAGACAGGGCACGTTATGTGTGCCGAATGCCAGAATAAAACAGGAGAAGCAAATGGGAAGAATGAAAACACTTGGTCAACAACTGACAGAAGACTTAGAAGACTTGTCCGTTTATGCAAGAGAAGCGCTAAGACCAAAAAAACCATACACCGCCATGAAAGTAGACGACCCCAATAAACGTGAAGCGTATTCCATCCCGCTATCAACATTGGTCAATGCGTGGCGAGTAAAGTTTGGAGACTTGTGGATTGATGTGTCTGAACTAGATGATGAGTTTTGGTTGGACGCATCATCAAGACTTCACAGAAACAAACTGATGGAAGAGGTTGAGTTCAGAGAAAGCAACACGCCGTGGGCGCGGTTGAAGGAAGATGCGTAATGGAAATTGTTGACAACAAAGCGCTGATACTACGCACGCGCAATCCAAACAAGTACAGCATCATCCCCAAACACAAAGTCCTTGGTCATGAGGATGGCGTCTATCAAGTGGCTGTGTACTGGGGGCTTGACGAGACACGCGTACTCAAAAATCTCGGAGTAAAAGATGTGCCGTCGCCCATCACTAAGCGCTACCACTGGCCGGGAAAGTTTATACCAATGGCTCACCAAATAGAAACCTCCGCGTTCATGACTTTGAACCGCAGATCGTTCTGTTTTAACGACCCCGGAACTGGTAAGACGCTCTCTGCCTTGTGGGCGGCAGACTACTTGATGAACAAAGGCGAGGTGCGTAGGGTGCTGATACTGTGCCCCTTGTCCATCATGCACAGCGCATGGATGGGTGACATCAACCGAAGCATCATTCACAGAAGCGCTGTGGTCGCACACCATCAACAAGCCTCACGGCGTATAGAGATGATTCAGCAAGACTACGAGTTTGTCATTGCCAACTACGATGGGCTCAACTTGATTGCCACAGAGATTATTAATGATGGGCGCTTTGATCTTGTGATTGTCGATGAGGCAAACGCATACAAGAATCCGTCTACGCGGCGATGGAAGGCGTTGGCATCAATCATCAGACCCGACACCCACCTGTGGATGATGACTGGCACTCCTGCCTCGCAGTCTCCTGTGGACGCGTATGGCTTAGCTCGACTGGTCAACCCTACAGGCGTGCCCAAGTTTCAGACTGCATGGCGCGACAAGGTGATGAACAAGATCAGCATGTTCAAGTGGGCACCCAAAGCTAACGCACGCGACATGGTGTACGAGGTGCTTCAACCAGCAATACGTTTTACAAAAGACCAGTGCCTTGACCTGCCACCAGTTATCACGGTGACGCGTGAGGTGCCCATGACACCCCAGCAAAACAAATACTACCGCCTACTCAAAGAGCAGATGATGGTGCGTGCGGCGGGGGAGACCATCAGCGCAGTCAATGCCGGTGTTGCGGTAAACAAGTTGCTACAAATATCTTGCGGTGCGGCGTACACAGACGACAAAGAAGTTGTGGAGTTCGATGCGTCCCCACGCCTCAATGTGTTGGACGAAGTGCTCGAGGAGACACAAAGAAAAGTCATTATCTTTGCGCTGTTCAGGTCAAGCATTGAGTCGATTGTGCGGCACTTGTCAGGCAATGGCGTTGCCGTGGGACAAATTCATGGCGACGTGACAGCAACAAAACGCGGTCAGATCATTGCGGACTTTCAGACTACTGACAAGATACGCGTGCTCGTGTTGCAACCTCAAGCAACTGCCCACGGGATTACCCTGACTGCCGCTGACACAGTTGTATTCTTTGGCCCTCTGATGTCTGTTGAGATGTACACACAATGTATTGCTCGCGCAGATCGCAAGGGTCAAGACTCTGACAAAGTTACTGTGGTACACATTGAGTCAAGCCCAATTGAGAAAAAACTATTCAAAGCAATGGCCGCTAAAGTTACTGACCATGCGTTGCTTGTCGGCATGTTTGATAGCGAAGTAAAAAATATTTAAGAAAGGAGTTGCAAGAGATTTTGTTCCGTGTATGATGTTAAACCTTAGACAAAAAAATAGGAGAAGCAAATGACCTCAGTCATAGATGATGAAGCACCTCTCACAGAAGAGAGCAAGGAGTTAGCCAACGTCCCAATGGACAAACTGGCTAAGGTGTACCGCAGAATGGCGGCTCGAATTCAAGAGCTAACTCAAGGGTACGAAAATGAAGTTGAAGAGATCAAGCGGCAACAAGACACCGTGAAGATCGCACTAAAAGATCAGATGCTTGCACTAGGCGTGTCCTCTGTGCGCACTGACCAAGGCACTGTAGTGCTGTCTACCAAGACACGCTACAACACACAAGACTGGGACTCGTTCAAGACCTTTGTGCTTCAGCACGAAGCAGTTGACTTGCTTGAGAAGCGCATAGCGCAGACCAACATGTCGACATTCCTTGAAGAAAACCCCGGCCTTGTACCCCCCGGATTGAACTCAGTATCTGAGTACGCAATCTCTGTTCGTAAACCAACCAAGTAATCAGGAGAAATATAACGTGAGTAACGTGACCATTTTTAATCAGGGCGCGGTTCCTGCATTTGTAAAAAACCGCACAGGTCTGTCTGCCGTAGCCAAAGCCCTCGCTGGCAGTGGTGGCGGTGATGGCGGCAAACGCATCTCAATCAAAGGCGGCGTGTTCCGCTTGTATAGCTCTGGCAAAGAAGTTGCCGCTATCGAAGAACGCTACCTTGACGTAGTGATTGTCGCCGCCGCTCCCAAAATCGGACGTGTGTTCTACATGAAGTCCTATGACGGCGAAGCCAACGCACCTGACTGCTGGTCTGGCGATGGTGAGAAGCCAAGCGCTGACGCATCCAACAAGCAAGCCGCTACCTGTACTGACTGCCAACAGAATGTCGCTGGCTCCGGTCAAGGTAACAGCCGTGCTTGCCGCTACCAACAACGTGTTGCTGTAGTTCTTGCCAACGACATGGAGGGAGATGTCCTGCAACTGACTCTGCCAGCCAAGTCAATCTTTGGTAAAGAAGAAGGCGACAACCGCCCCCTGCAAGCCTATGCTCGCTTCTTGTTGGCGCAGACCCCCAACCCTGTTGACCCCAGCGAGGTTGTGACACGCTTGAAGTTTGATACCCAGTCTGAGTCCCCCAAGCTGTTCTTCAAGGCTATGCGTTGGTTGAGTGATGATGAGTACCCCAACATTGCGGAGAAAGGTCAGAGCCCCGAAGCGCAGAAAGCTATCGCTATGTTTGTTTCCAACAATGTGGCGGCTCCCCTAGCCATTGGCGGCAAGCGTCCAACTGCCAAGGTGGTTGAAGAAGAGGAAGAAGCGCCAGCATCCAAGCCCAAAGCGAAAGCCAAGGCCGAGCCTGTTGTTGAGGAGGAAAGCGAAGAGCCTACTGTCCGCAAGGAAGAGAAGAAGCCGAGTGCCGTGCCTGCCAAGAAGTCATCCTTGGCGGCAATGGTTGACGATTGGGACGAGTAAGAAAGGGGTGGGGCGCAAGCCCCTATCAAAATGGCTTACTCTAATCAAACAATCAACATGGTCATGAAAGCGCCAAAGACGTTGGGCAACCAACTCGGGCGCTGGGCTGTCCATCACAATTTCCCAGTCATCAAAATAGCCAAGGCAACAGGCGCTTCACGGCAGTCTGTTTACAACTGGTTCGGTGGTGGTGAAGTCTTCGTAGCGTACCGGCCTGTTGTCAGTTCGCTTCTCAAAATCCTGCAAACATCTAGTAGCGCCGACGAGGCTTGGAGAAAAACATGCAAAGCATTCAGCCTCGACAACTGAGTAACAACGAACTTCTGCGCTATATCTACATCATGGGTTTCGACAAAGTTACCCCTGATTGGATTGAGGTGCTTGTGGAGCGCACGGCTGAGCTTATTGACAGCAAAGAGAAAGCTTTTCACGAAGGTTTTGAGGATGGCTTTAAGCAAGGCATAGACCACGCGACAGACGACTATAAATAACCCAAAGGACAGATATGACTCCGCTTGAATTTTTAGCGGTGGTTCTTCCGTCTCCGGGTACGGGGTACTACTGCGCGGTCGAATTAACCAAAAAGAGAGAACACGCCTTTGTTGAAAAACTTGAGGACTTACTACCCTATGTAGACCGCTGGAACAAAGCCGACTACAACATTTTCTTTGCTTTATCCACTTTTGCAAAGGCAGGTAAGCGCACGGCAGAGAACACGCTGAAGATCAAAGCGTTCTTCATCGACATGGATGGGTACGAGTCCAAGAAAGCCGCCGCCCTTGCGTTGGATGCCTTTATGGAGAAGGTTGGCTTGTCTGAACTGGGCAAGCCGTGGATTGTGTCTTCAGGTGGTGGAATACATTGTTACTGGCCTCTGACAGAAGAACTGTCAACTGCTGTTTGGAAACCTGTTGCTGAAAACTTGAAACGTCTGTGTGCGCAGGAGAAGATGTCTATCGACATGTCGGTGACGGCTGACTCCGCAAGGGTGATGCGCTTCCCAGAAACTTTCAATCACAAGAAGAAGTACAGCAAGCCGATGCCAGTGAAACTGCTGGCCGAGGGCGACATCTTTAAGTTTGAAGACATTGCGGCGCTCATCGACAAACACCTTGTTGAAAAAGCTGATCCGATACAAAGGGTTGAGACACTCTCCCTGCCCGGCGCACGTCCCTCAAAGGCAATGACCAAGGCGCAAGTCAAGCTCATTGAGAACAGCACCACGCTGTTTGCCAGCTTTGAGTCGAAATGCGGTCAGGTTGTGGATTATCTCAACACGGCGCAGGATGACGGCAAGGAACCTGTATGGCGCGGTCTGCTCTCTTGGGCCAAGGTCTGCAATGACGGCGATGAAAAGGCGGTGTGGCTGTCAGAGATGCACCCATACCCGCTAGATCGGATGCAACAAAAGTTGTCTGAGATCAAAGGGCCGTACTCCTGCGTGGCAATGGACTCACTCAATCCCGGGATATGCACAGGTTGTCCACACTGGGGTAAGATCACCAACCCCTTGATACTGGGGCGGGAACTTAAGGCAGACAACACAGAGAAAGTAATCCCTTTGTCGACTGTCAGCGAGGAGTTTGTTGAGGAGGAGTTCTTTGCGCTGGATGAAAGCGATGAGGGCGACACGCCAGACAACATACCCGCAGTAAGACGCCCACTCCCACCAAGGGGTTACAGCTACGGCGAGAACGGCGGTGTGTACTTTGTTAAGGAGGAGGCAGACGAGGAGGGCAAGAAAAGCAAGAAGACCATCCAGCTTGTTCCCTACGACTTGTTTGTGGTTGACTTGCTCAAGATGGAAAACGAGCACTTGGTTCACATGGCCGCTGTGCGTCCCGAAGGCGTGTTAACGCTGAACTTTCCACAGAAATCGGTTGTCAGCAAGGACGAGACTCTCAAGTGGTTGGCTAGTCAGAACATTGTGTCTACCTTTGCAGGCTACGACAAACAGCTTTATGAGTATGTGCGTGCTTGTGTAGGCGAGGCATCGCAAGCCAAGAAGCCCATCGTCGTGCCCTATCAATGTGGTTGGCAGGAGGACGACAGCTTCGTCTACAACAACCGCGTGTTCACCAAGGACGGCAGAGAGACACGCATCCCCATGCCCGGTCTGGAGAACATCAACCGCAACACCAACAGCGACGGTGACTTGCAGACATGGAAGAAGATGTGGCAGACCATCTTTGTGGACAAGCTCAACATGGAGACGGCGCTGGCTGTATGTCTGGATTCGTTTGGTGCATCCTTGATGCGGTTCACCGAGTATGAGGGCTTCGTGTGGCACATCGGTTCCCGCGAGTCTGGTACTGGTAAGTCGCTGGTGCTGAGTGCCAAGGCTGGTGTATGGGGTCACCCCCTGAGGTATAGGACAGGCAAAGGCACATCCCCAGTAGCCATGCAACAACGCGCTGGCTTGCTCAACAGTATGCCTCTGCTTGTGGACGAGATCACCAACACCCAACGTGCCAACATGGAATGGGCACCAGTGTTCATTTTTGACTTTGCTGAAGCGCAGGGCAAGGAGCGTATGGAGGCGGGAGCCAACAAGGAGCGTCTCAACAACACGTCTTGGAAAACCACCTGCACCATGACCTCCAACGAAAGCCTGACCGACTACATGGCTGGCGCAAGGAAGTTCAGTTCAAACGGCGAACTTCTGCGTATGCTGGAGTGGAACCCAAACATCAAGCTGTCGTGGACTCCTAAAGAGCGTGAAGTCCTGCTGGACATAAAGCGTCACTACGGTGTGGCTGGTGAAGCGTGGGTTAGATGGTTGACCAAGCACCAAGATGTTGCTAAAGAAGTAGTTGCTAAGACGCACGCGCACTTGAAAAAGGTCATGGACTTTGATGACGACGAGCGCTACTGGCACGCTGGCTGTACTGTAATTGTTGCGTCTGCCATTCTCCTGCGCAGGGACTACGCCAACATCATTGATGTGGAAGTACAGAAAGTTATTAACGCTTTGAAACTCGTTGTGGACAAAGCACGCGGCATCATCCGTGGCAGTGTGCGCACAGCCGAGGACGTGCTCAATGCTTATACCGGCGACAACTACGGCAGCTTTATCATCATCAAGAAAGCGGATGGCCGATTGCTGGCTGCATGGGGAGATGGCGAGTCGGTTGACAAGTCGCTCACTAGGTCTAAGGTGCTGGGGCGTGTGGAGCATGGCACGCTTGCTGATGGGTTCAGGGAGTACTACATCGAGGAACAGCTACTCAAGAAGCATTGCGTCAGCATGAGCTTTAGCTACGACGAGTTCAAGAAGCAGATGGAGAAAATGTTCCGCGTCAAGTACACCAAGAAAGATATGCTCGGCAAGACCAACGGCCCTGTTATGAGAGTTAACGCAATGCACATCACGTTTGAGGAAGAACACTTCAATGGTAATAATGTATCCGTGGGAGAAGCTTGAACCGGGTGATGGGTTCTTTGTGCCCGGCCTGAATGTTGAGGAGATAAAGGAGCGGGGGCTACGCGCCGCCGTTCCCCAACCCTTTAAAGTTTATGGCATACCCGGCGTCAAGGACGGGATGCTTGGAGTGTGGTTCTATCGAAGACTTCCCGGATGTTCGTGGCGATCTTTATACGCAAAGCCTGCAACTCGTCCAGCTTTGCTCGCTTCTGATCTGGAGGAAGATTGGACGCTTTGACCGCATTCATTGCTTGAGTAATCAGCGTCATCTGCTGTTGAGCGTTGCCGCCCACTGCTGACGCGGCGTAGTCGTTGAGATGCGTCTGGAGATACTCCTTGGCCTCTGCCCTACGGCCTTCTTTTACCAACTCGTCGAACGTGTGCTTGACTTCTTTCACCTCAGTCATGCGGTCATAGACAGCGCCCACAATGCCGCCAGCATCGTTGGGCTGGAACAAAGGGCCGATCACAGGAGTGTCGGACAAACGCTTGGTAGCTTGCTCTGGTGTGCCCTTGGGCGTTGGCATTGCCACGTTAAAACTCTGAGCCAGCGCCATACCCATAGAGCCGGTGTAGCCGCGTATCAGGTTCTCTATTTTGATAGGTGACACATTGCCCGCCTGACCAATGATCTTGGCAATCTCAGAAGTGTTGTCTCGGTAGCGGTAAGCCGCCTCAAGATTCTGCTCTCGCTTAGTCTCAAGTGAGCGCCCAGTAAAGAACGAGTAGTTGGCGGCGTTCTCAATCATAGGTTTCACAGCGGCTGGCAGGAACAAAGATGTGCCGCCCGGTATGGTCTGAAGCGCAATCTGTTTGAATGCTTTGTAGGCTTCCTCGTCGCCATGTTTGTTTGCCATGATGTTGACCATAGCTTCGGGCAGAGCCTTAAAGATATAGCCAATTTCAAACGGAACTGGTACACGAATAGGTTCTTTCAATCCGGGGATGCGCACAAAGAAGTTGCCGTACTTCTCATCAGGGTTGGCGTTCTTGTAGGCTTCGTCGTCCTGCATGAGCATGGCGTAGGCCACGGCTGTGCCAGCCAGCAACATGCCACGGCGGTACAGCTTTCCTTGAATGTCTAGGCGCTCATTAAACGGCATCTTGCCTGTCATAGCGCGGTATAAAACGTCCAAGCTCTGCAACTGGGCATTGAAGAAAGGTATCAGCGTAGACGCCATGCGCACGCTGGGCGACAAGCCTTTGCGGTTGAAGTTCATTGACTCCAGCGACATCAGCGTAGCTTCCATCTCGGACAGTCCTTGCTTGATGTAAGAGTCGTACTGAGCACGGCGAGTAGTTGCGTCAGCCTCCATTGCAATGCCTTCGGCGCGTGCCATCAACTGAGACAACCCCATCTTGCCTGACTGGAACTCTCTAAGGATAGTGGTAAGGTCTTCGTTTGTGCCAGTGAATACTTGCCCACCAACAATGCCGCGAGCCTCCAGCTTTTCTTTTGTTGCCGACGCACCAATTTGTTTGAGAGCACCAATAATGGGCAACATGTCTGCGCCGGACATCAGAGGAGCCGCAACAGAGTCACGGAATATCTGCCGCATAGAGTACAACGGGTTCAGGGTAATAGCTTTACGTAAAAAGTTAGATGGAACTCCCATAGCTCTGACAAGCGCAGAGTTGTTTACAGGAATACCCTCAAGCCCTTTGACCAGTAAGTCGGCAGGGAAGTCGGTATTGCGTGTGTTGATCTCAACCGCCTTCTCTTCACCGCGATCTTTAAAGCGCACAATGTTGGGGCCAGTTGAGTCAGGCTTAACGAATCGGGCAATACCCAGATCAACCAACTCAAACATGGCGTTGGTAGTAGCCTTGTTGCGCAAACCAATATCCATAATGATGGACGTGTTCTCCACTGAGCTTGTCAGGAAGTCCATGATCTTTTCTTCACCACCAATCAACTCTTTCAGTTGTGGTTGATCTTTAAGACTACCCATCTTAAACGTGCCTTCGCCGCCAATGACCAGTTCGGCGTTGCCGTTGCGCTCACGGTAGTAGGGAATGTAGTCGTTGGTGCTGGCAAGCTGTTCAGCAACTTCCTTAGACATAGCGCCCGTAGACTCCATGAACTTCATCAGGTTGCGGTTGTAGTTGTTGTATTGAGTGCGTGCTTTTTCAAACACGCCCAACAGTTCTTTGTTACCTTCGATTTGAGTAACGGCACTGCGTATCTCAGATTCTGTCTTGGAGAAGTTCAGCTTGTTGTAGCCAACACGTTCAGCACGTTTGCCAGCCAAGTACAGCGTAAACAACTTATTGGCCGCTTCAGCATTCATGCCGGGTGCGTCCTTCAAGGTGTCGACCACAGACGACAGGTTGACACCTTCTTTGCTTTCAATCAGGTACTCAGTCTGTCCGTCTTTGCGCTTGTAGCCAACAAGTTGTGGAACACCACGACCAACAGCTTGCTGAACAAAAGACATGCGCTGGTCTGACATGCGCAGGTAGTACATCATCTGCGTGCCCTTGAGTGGGTCAAGCATAGTATTGGCAATTTGTTCCAGCGGAGCCAGTCTGTCCAGCACCTGTGTACGGAATGCCAGACCAAGGTTAGCTTCAACCCGCTGACGAACTGTTTTGGGCTTAGCAATAATGTCGTTGGCTGTGTTCAACGCATCCTCAAACCCCGGAGCAACAGCGCGGGAGAACAGCATCTCTTTGGTCTGCCCCACAGGCTCAAGGTCAACACCAAGTATTTGAGCGCCTTCCCCCTTGTCGCTAAAGTCAACGTAGTTAAACGTGCCTTGTTTTGTTTTTCTTGATGGGTTATCAAAGAACTTAATGCCTGCAACACCTTCGGCGTGAAGCATTTCAGACGCCATCATGTCAGACAATTTGCTTGGTGTGCCGGATTTCTCAAACACAGCACTCAATGCTTGGTACAAATCCTGTCCATTTTGGCGATCAAGCGGAGTCGTGCTTATGGCACGGTCAAAAAATTCTTTTTGCGGCGGTGTAAACGAATCGTAAATACGTTTAAAAACAGTTTTTACAACCGGTGGTTGTTTGTCTGCAAGGTCGTCCCAATGAACGTATTCGTTTTCTGGGCGGGTATGGAGCGTGCGCAACAAATAGCCAACAGGTTCTGGCACAGGCGCGCCAGACGGTGGGTTGTATTTAAAGTCTTTTACATCAAGCGTATCTAAGTCTTCGTATATTTGTTTAAAACGTTTATAAAAAGCATTGCCTTCTTTTTCAAGGTCAGTTTGCTCAAACACTTTTATGGTGTGTTCAGCATCCGCTTTTGCTTCTGCAAAAGCGTTTTCCCAAGATGGTTCTTTCCCCGTTGCAAGGGCGGTTCTAAAAAACTTTAAAACGGCATGTGCGGCTGGATTGTCTCCAAACAAATCATAGTGTGGTCTGCCTTTATATACAGGCTCATCGTAGACAGCCGTTAAATAACTACCCGCATTTTTTGCAAGGTCTTTAAGTTCTTTTATTTTATTTTTAAACTCAGCATTTGTGACATTTTTAAAACCTGCTTCATCAACAGAGGGCAAGTTTTCCAATTCTTCTATGTTATCTTCAAGAGCAAATTTAAAAGCTTGGTAGGGGTTGACCCCTTTAGTAACACCTGCTGTTGTGTCTAACGCACTTTCTAAAAACCAATCAGGCGTTCCTTCAGGCAACGTGCCTGTAAATTTTGGTTTCTGTGATTCAAACCATTCTTTTACATCAGGACGTTCCGCCCATTTCTCAGTTTGGTTTTCTGCCGCAATACGTTGATAGTTTTGGCCAATACCTTTTTGCTGTGCACGATATGTGCCATAGCCAAATGCTTGGTGTCCTTCACCAGAACTCATATAAGCGTGGTCAAACTCTTTAAACTCCACGCCAGTGCCGTGCCAAGTTCCTTTAAGTTCAAGCTGTGCCGCACCGTAAGCAAAGTTAACCAAGTCACCAGCAGTCAAGTTCTTGGCGTTAATGCCAAACTTCTCAAGCGCTTTTCTAAACGCGTCGACCACCATGCGCAACCAGTTCTGCACAGCAGAACCTTTCTTCACGCCTTCTGGGTCTACCCCGGCTTTCATCGCTTCTTCAACGGCATACGCTAAAAGCTCGTCATCAATTTGATTTGCAGGAGTCTCAGCGGCTTTAACTCTGTCCATTGCGGCTTTACCAACACGCGCTTCCATAGAGCCGTCTTCACGCGCAGCCCATGATTTGACTGTCTTAACCAACGCGTTGTACTGAGCTTGGTTAAAGAAATTGCGAAAGCCTATATGCACGCCGACTTCGTGGAGCAATACGCCTAAACCTTCGCCCTTGGCTATGTTGTTGGCAAACAATACAGCCTTACCGTCCTGCACAAAACCTTTGGCGTCTGATGGAATCTGGCTTTCTAGTTTTTGACGTGTCGCATCTTTAAACTGGCTTAAGTACTCGTCAAGATTCTCATACACACTCAATGCACGCTTAACCTGCGCTTCTCTACCTCGACCAGTAACAGGCTCACCCATACCCGCAGTAAGCTCAGCCTCAAGCTCAGCTTTGGTCAAGCCTGTCGATGGGACACCGCGTGAGAACTCGTAGCTCTGTCTAGACGGCTCAATGTAGTCGTCGCTCTCAAACAAATTCTCAGCATACTTACGTGCTTCTTTGTCTGCCTGCATCGTGGCTTTTGCTTCAAGCCGTTCATAGCGTGCGTACTCTTTGTCAATTGCCGCATCAATGCGTTTCTGGCGTTGCTCTATCTGAGCATCAGAACCTGAACGGAACTCTTTAGCTCCCGCCAACGCGGCAGTGCTCGGCGTAGTAGCTGTGCGGGGCTTTTTAAAAGGCTTACCTGTTTTAAGTGAATCTTCTTGCGCTTCAAGGATTTCAATCTGGTTGTATAGGTCAAGCTTAGCTTGTGCATACGCACGCGTAGCGGGTGACTTCTTCTTGTTACGCGCAAACTCTTGCAACAGCGCAGGGTCTGTTGGGCCAGCACGCCCAGCAAAGTCAAGGTACAAATTCTCAAGCTCGGTGTTCAACTCGTCCAGCTTGGTCTGCTTTATTTGAGCGCGTCTGCCAGCATCAATGGTCTCAGCGGTAAGGTCAAGCTCGGCCTTGTTCTTTGCCTCAGCTTCTTTCTCAGCCGCAGTTTTAAGTTTGCTGACCTCGCCTTTCGACATCTGAATGCCGGGCAACTTCTCTGCAATATCTGTAGCTGCTTGTTTCTGAGTCTTCTCAATCTTGTCTTTGGTATCGTCAGTTTCTTTCTTAAACGCGTCAGCGCGTTTCTTTGCAGCTTCCAGCGCAGCACGTTGAACTTTAATTGCTTCTTCAGCGCGGCGAGCAGCAAACGGATACTTCTGCGTAGCCGTTACTTTTTCAAACATCCGGCGCTCGCCGGGTTTCTCCTGCATTGCGTCAATGTTTTCACCGCGCACAAACGCAAGCTGGCCTTCTAGTATTTCCAAATACTCACGCTCGTACTTGACGTTCTTGTCCAGCATCGCTTGCACAGCTATTGAGCTACGTGTAAAGTCCTCGTTCTTTTGCTTGAGCAAGTCTTCGTATATCTTTGACTGCTCTTGAATCTGGTCAATAAGTTTCTCAGCAGTTTCTTTATTCTTGCGCAAGCTTTCAACTTGGTACGGAGAACTCAATAGACGCTCTTCGCCGCCCTCGGTCTCTAGCATTGCATCAAACGCTTCTTCTGCGTTAGTGATTTCATCCAACACTTTCTCAAGGCGCGTACCTGCGGCTTTGAGTGAACGCAACACTGGCTCAATTTGTGGGTTGAGAATGGCATCTCTTGCCACGACCATTTGGTCGTTGGTCTTCTTAATAGCTGCTTCAACAGATTGGCTGTACTTGGCACGTTGGTCGCTGATCTTGCCTTCTAAACCAATTGCCTCTTTCTGAGCTTCTGTCAGAACAGGCGACGCTTTGAGCGCAACCTTAATCCTATCCAATGCTTCTTGCAAAGGGGCAAGCGCTTGCTTCTTAGCTTCTGCCGCTTCACGAACACTCTTGTTAGAGTCTTGCATAAAGCCAAGCAACTTGTTGTTAAAGTCGTTAAGCCGTTCACCTTGGGCAAGCATACTTACTGCTTGTTTTAGTTTTTCTTGATATTTAGGCAACGCTTTTGCGGTAAAAGTTTTTATAAGCGCGTCAACGGTTACCTTATCTTGTGCGGAAAGGCTCTTAGGGCTTTTAAGGTAAATGTCAACAAGCGCTTGTTCTGCGGCTGTATTACCAATATCAGGATACGGAACAAACGCTTTAGCCAACGCTTGGTCTGACCATTTAGTAGTGTCTGCCCAAAAGAACTTGGTGTTTGCTTTAATGTTGTCAACCAGTGCTGTAAGGCTTTCAACTTCCTTGACGGCTACAACGGCTCTGGCTCTATCTATTTTGGTCTTCTGATCTAACTCTGCCTTGAGCTTGCGGGACTGCTCCAACGTTTCCCATACAGGTTTAATCTGTGGTGACTTGGCAAAGTTGGCAGGATTAGCGCGGATGTAGCCAATGTCTTTGCGTGTCTCAGGAAACAACTGACCTTGACCAGCCGCACCTTCACCAGCAATCTCACCCTCTTGGGCTGTACGTTCATACAGCTTTATGGCATCTTGAAGCTCACGTAATGCGCTACCTTCGGGGGCAAGCGCGGCTTCGTAACCTACCTGTCTGTATGTGCGACGTTCTCCAATGCGTGTCTCAGCTTCTCTGCCGGGAACATTGTCAACAACACGTTTGCTCGAAGCAAGTTCACGACGTGTGTACACCTGTTTGCCAAGGTCTTCACCGCGCAGGATGCGTGCGGCTTGATTCTGGGCTGCGTCCAACAAAGTCTTGCTGGCTTTGCCGTCTTCAATGATTTCTTTGGCGCGTTCTAACGAGTTCTGTATTTCTTCCGGTGGGTTACGTGTCAGCGCTTTATCAATCATGTTGCCCACGTATTCACGTAGGCGACGCAGTTCTCCGCTGGCTGTGGCGGCGGTTTCACCTCGGGCTTCGGCTGTCTTTTTGGCTTCAGCGCCAGCAAACTGTTGCTTCAACAGAGGTGTTTCACGTGAAACTTCAGACGGAATCTCTTCTAAGTCCTTGACTACATTGTCGATCTGAGCCTTGAAGTGCTTAACTTCCTTGTCGCTTAGCCTTGCAATTTCGTTAAACCGGCCCTCTACTGGGCGGCTGTCTATGAATTCCCAAACAAAAGGTGGGTTTGGCTTGCCTGTGGGAAACTTCTCCCACTTGCCGTCAGTTTCGTCATATCCCTCAGGAGCTTTGGCTGGCGGCTTATCGCTGTACGCACGTTCAGTAACTGCACCTCGGATGATCTTGCCTGCACGTTTCTGGGCGGGCTGAACAATCTTTTCTACAAACTCAGGCTTCTCGACAGACCTTGGCAACGGCTTGGCTTTGGAGCGCTCAATCCACTCATTTACAACGTCATACACCCGTGAGGCGGCTTTGGTGGCTTCGTCCACGGTTATGGGGGCTTTGCCCAGCGCACGGCGATGTGTTGCCGCTTCCTTCAGCAAGGCGTTGATGTAGTCCCCACGCAAAGACTCAGCACGTTGCGCCAGCACAGCGCCGGATGCACCTGCCGCACCTTTGCCAATCTCAACCGGTTTCATGGTGATCTTGCCAGTATCAGGGTCACGGACGGGTTCAACTTCTCTACCCATCACATCGCCAGCACGGAGCGTATTAAGCGTAATCTCAATGTCCTCCAGCGCCTTTTGCTGTTGGCGGCGTAGCTGTATAACTTCTCTAGCGTAAGAAGCGCGGGTATCAATTTCTCCCGGAGGTTTCTGCTTTCCCTCAGTCAACGCACCGGCAGGGGTCTCCTCAGTCAGTGCATTGAGCTTCTTGGTAATGGCTTGTTTTTGCGCAAAAGCAGAGACAGCCGCCGCCCTATTACCAGCACGCCGCGCAGCCCTGTATGTTGCTTCTACATCATCAGCTTGTTGCAGTAAAGTATTGACATTCTCCCGCACAATTTTGGCGTTGCGGGTAGGCATGAGGTTTTCATTAACCTCAATGATGGGTTCTTTACCCTCAAAAGCCTTATTAAACAAGGGCTCAAGGTGGCTTAAATCTTTATCAGGAGTCTCGGCAGGTTTCTCTGCTTCTGCGGTTTTCTTAGCTTCTGCCTCGGCCCGTAACTTCAGCGCGGATGGCAAAGCGGCCAACACGGACTTGCTTTGTTTGGCGTTCAACCCCGGCAATTGCTTAGCGTGCGTAGCCAAGATATTGGCATAGTCAGGTTTTGTAAGCAGATACTCAATGTATTTGGAAACGTCTGGCTCAATCTCGTTGTACTTGGCAGCTTCAATCTGCTGCTTGGCAAACTTCATGGCGTAAGGCAGGCCGGTCATGTCGGCGGCAACAAGTCCCTCACCTTCCTTAACTTTAGTGGGTTTGGGAACCTCACTTGTCTGCTCCATCAAGTAGTCAAATGGGGTCAAGGCGGCTACACGGGCCTGCTCTTTTTCATAGGGGGCAACAGCCTTTTCAAGCTGTTTGCGCTGTTCCAAGCGTTCTTTAAACGATGCGGCGGCTCCGGGGAGCACTGGTTCTTTGGCAGCTTTCTCAGAAACAGGTTGCCGTAAAGTAGGTTCAGGAATTGCTTCTTCGGCAGTGGTTGGAGCAACAGGCGCACTTGGTTCAGGGGGAGCAACTGCTTCAGGTTGTTGAAGTAACGCTTTTGCTTGCCGTTGTTCTTTGCCGCGTTCAGAATACCGTCCAATAGGAGCCAATGCACCACCAAGGACTGCACCACCAAGGAAATTCTGAAAATACTCATCCTGCGCTTGCTGGTCAGTAAGGTTTAACCCTGCTTGCAAACGCTCAAATACTTGTTGACCTGCCTCGGTCAGACCCTCCATACCGGCAGTTTTACCTGTTGTAAGTGCGTAATCACCTAAGGTTTTAGCCAATCCCTGCTTGGCAATTGCCTGCGCTTCAACCTCGGTCATCTCCTTACCAACAGCACCAAAGATGCCACGGATACCGGGAATCATGCGTAAAGACAATATGTCTAGCGCGGCCTGTGGTACGGACGCGGCAACGGCGGCACCAAGATTTGTTTCAGCAAGAGACTTGCCTTCGTCCATTTGACGCGACAAACCTGAACCTGCAAACTGTGTGGCAGAAGTCAGACCTGCTACACCAAGACCAATAGCCCCCTCAGGAGCCAACATACCCGCCGCTATAGGCGCGGCCATGTACGGCAAAGAACCGCCAGCCAACTCTTTAAACTTGGTAAAGGGTGCTTCTGTCCAGCCTTCTTGGGTAGGGGCAAAAGTTTGCCGCTGGTACTCTTCTGACTCTTTGCGGATTTGCTCGGCTTTGGCCAAATCCATCAACCCTGACCTGCCTGCAAGGGAGGCTATGTCGCTCTTAAGTGCGGAGGCGCTTGATTTAAGTGCAGGAAAAAAACCCGACTCAGGCTGTGCTTCGGGTTCTTGAGGCTTTTCAGAGCGCAGTTGTTGTCGAACCGCTGCATAAACCTCTGCATCGGTTAGCTCTTCCGGGGAGTCAACATTAAATGTGCCTTGACCCGGAATCTCAACTTTGTACTGCGGCATTTACGCCTCTCTGGTTTTACGGTTATTTTTCGCGGGTGACAATGGTTCCCTTAGGAGCACCCCCACCCAGCGACCCAAATTCTTTTTCGTATTCTGACACATATTCAGAAAATGGTTTGATGCTTGCAACTGGAGACTTGATGTATTCTTTAAACAAGCTTTCACGAGTCATTGGTTCACGTTTTGCATTAGCCAACATATCAAACGCTTTACGGAACTTAGGATCGTTAGCGTATTTCTCAGTCAGTTGAACTTCAGCCGCAGGCATCTGGGCGTGTGCGGCCATAGCTTCTCGGTAAGCCTTTTCGCTGTTGGCTCTTGCTTCAGCTTGTTGCATGTTCAATGCGCCAATGCCTGCTTCACCAACATTAGTAAGGGCGTTGGGCGACTTACCTGCCATTAAGTTCAAGCCAAAGTAGGTAGCTAATTTGTTCCAGTCAGTGCCTCCAGTTACGGGGTCTTTGGGCAAGTCTTTGACGTCCAAACCTTTGGGTTCTTCTCCAGCAACAGGGGCAAGCATTCCTGATGGAATTGGGGGAGCCATAGCCGGTGCAGTTTCTGGAATTAAATCAGATACGCCACCACCTTGAGGTATCAATCCGGCTTTGTCTGCCGCTTGGGTCATGGCTAAACCTTGAGCGGCGCCTGTCATTTTGGCTTGACCTAAACGGGCAGCATCAACAAGCGCTGCTTGTTCTTTGGCTAACTTGTCTGCAATTGCCGCAGATTTTGTTGCTGCATCTACGGATTGTTCTGCGCCCATTGCGGCTTTGCGGTCTTGTTCAAGCTGACGCATACGGCGTGCATTCTCAGCAGCAGCGCGGGTAGCCGCAGATGCCTCATCAAGGGCTTCAAGTCCAGCTTTGGCAGGGGGCAGTAGGCGAGGTGCTTCAACAACTTGTTCGGCGTTGTTGATAGTGGTCAACAATTTTGCTTGCTTAGCTTTTTGAATCATCTCTGCCGTAGGCTCAAGTCCTTTGGAAACAGTTGAAGCTGCACGGTTAACGCCGCCAAGAGGCGAAGTAAACCCGCTTGTTGCATTTATTGTGTTGGAAACATTGCGTTGAACTTCTGGGGATATGCCCATTTCGTCAGCAACACCGCCAAAGTAAGTGTTGGTGTCTTTAAACGCTGGCGCTTTAACGGACTGGCCGGGGATTTGGCTAACAACATCTTCAACTTTTTTAGCTTGCCCCTTTGCAGCAGCGTACTTGCGCTCTTCCTCTGGGCTTGGGCTAAACACATCTTGAGGCATAGTAAAGCCCGTCATGGGGTCACCGCCTGCTAATGCAGCTAGACCTTGATCTTGTAGCGCGGCCTTGGAAGGAGGTGCCTTTGCAGACTGACCGGGGATTTGATCTATGGCTGAGTTAGCAACTGCGGGTGCGGCTGTTGCTGTGATAGGCAACATTTTAAAATACCTTGAAGCAACATCTTTTCCATACTGCAAAGTTGTCTGACCTTTATCTTCATCAGCCGCAACGCCTTTATTCTCTTTGGCTTTGTCAAAACCGCCCTTGCCGCCATAGTAAAAAGTGCTTGCCAGCGCAGGATCGCCCTTGGCTTTTTCCCAACCCATAGAGGCGTATCTAATACCTGCACGCATATTGTCATAAGGGTTGTTGCGATCTTTTAATTCTTCACCTTTTTTAGAAACATCTGTCCATGCGCCGGGCCTGACCTGCATGGGGCCAGCTGCATCTGATCCTTCTCGCGTTGGGGCTATACGCGCTTGGTTTGATTCTTTGTCGTGAATTGCTTTTAAAAATGCGCGTTTTTTGATATCTGTAACACCTTCAGCATCAAGCGCCTTATCAAACATTTCCGGGCCACCGTCAAACTCATACCCTCTTAACTCTTTATATTTTTTCTTCACCCCAGTAAATACGCCTTCAGCATATCCCGGCACTTCTCCACCACCAGCATACCCAACGATGCCGCCTTCGGCAAAGTCCATACCGCCTACGGGAAGCGTAGCAATCCCTTGATTTTCGGGTAACACATAACCGCCATCCGCCATACCTTGTGGTGGCATTTCTTGTGGGGCCTGAGCCATTTGTTGGGATGGCATACCTTGGGGAGCTTGCGCCATTTGAGGAGGCATGGGCTGTTGAGGTTGTTGTTGAGGTTGCTGTGGAGGCTGGCCAATGCTTTGCAGGATTTGCTGAGAAATAGGAGGCTTTTGCTGTTGGCCTGCCATCATTGCCATAGCTTCTTGGCCGTGTTGCTTCTTGTACTTATCCGCTTCGGCGGCAAGGCTAAGCTTAATGGCGTCGTCTTGGTTGGCAGTTGCAAACGCTTGTAATTGCTGTGAATTCATCTTCATTAACTGGACGCGCAAAGCGTCGATACTGCCAGAGCTAATGCCTGATGTTCCCCGTTGTGTGGATGTGTACATAGCCGCCTCTTATCCCATCTTTGAAAGTACGAGCGCAGACAATCCAGCAGGCCTGCCCTTTTTCTCTTTAATGACGCCGCCCTTGGCATTGGTTTTTCCGCCAAACAAATTACTCATACCCGCAAGAGTCAAACCCGCGCCTGCTACCTGAGAAAATGCGCTTGGGGGGGCTTGGTAAACCGTCTGTGCGCCTTGGCTTAATGGCACACCACGCAACATGTTAGACATGTAGGACAACTGTTGAAACGGCTCTTGTTTTTCCGCCATGAAGTCTTGGTATTTCTGATCTAATATATTCTGTGCTTGCTGCTGTTGCTGTCCGCCAAGCTGTGCTTGTGTGTTTATGTTGCTAATGTTTTGGCCATATAAGTTTTGCCCAATATTGCCAAGGTTTTGATATCCCTGCATACCCGCTTGCAGACCTTGAAGACCAAGCCCAGCGCCAAACTGTTTAGATTGCTCAGCCAACTGTTGCATCTGTTGATTGGCATTTTGATTTGCCAATTGAGCTTGCATGTTTTGACCTGAGCCAAGTTGCTGTACGCCAAGGTTAGCTTGTAAGTTCTGAGAACCTACGTTGTAGCCCATTTGCTGATTTGCCAAGGCTGCTTGCAAAGCTTGTTGAGCGTTCATCCCACTGGCTTGTAGTTGGTTGGCAACATTTTGTACTCTTGCTTGTTGCTCCGCGCTTAGGTTTTGTCCGCCAACTGTGAGTCCTGCTTGTTGATTTGCAATTTGCCCTTGCAGCCCATAACCTTGTTCTGCATTAAATTGCTGTTGAGCTTGCTGAAATGCTGCGTTTAAACCTTGAGCTTGAATATCACCTTTTTGAGTTGCCAAATTACGCGCTGCTTCCGCATCCATAATAGCCTGACGAGACCCGCCAAAAGCGCCTGTTTTTGCAGCTTGAGCGCCACGTTGTGTTCCTGCTATATCCGCCTGACGTTGGGCTTCACGTTGTTGAATGTCCACCACTTTTTGCATGTAGGGTGACATGTATGCACCAGCAGTTCCTGTATCTGTAAAACTTTTAGTTGCTACTTTATCAGCGCCCCCCATTTGAGCCGCGTTAATTGTTCCCGCATTGACGTTTTGCGCTGCAACATTTGCAGGCCCGGTCATTTGATAGTTTTGTAAAGTTGGTGCTGCAACTTTTGTGTAATCAAAACTTGACGGGGTATATTTAGTTGCCCCCGCTAATTGGGCCAGCCCTTGTAAACCTGTGGCGGCTCCTGTGGAGTATGGGTTGTACCCAAGTTTGGCAGCTTGATCAAACGCGCCAGTTCCTGCTTTGTTAGTTTGTAAATCGTTAAATAGTGCGGTTCTTTCGCCCGGATATTTTTCATAGGGTTTAAGGCCTAAAGGGGTTGGCTGAGCGCCAGCAGTTCCAGCGGGGACAATTGCACCGCTTGCGTTCCGATAAACCATCGTACTGCCGGGGGTTCCCTGTGGGACAATGTTGCCGTTTGCGTCTTGATATTCGTAGTTATAGAGAGCGCCGCCGGTCATGCCCAGCATGGTCTGGGCGTAAGGGGCAATCTCTGGCGCAAAGCCGGTTTGATACTGGGTGATTTGTGTTGGATCTGCCATGACTGTTCCTTAAGCGGGAAGATACTTATCTGTTTTAGTGTTTGCGGCTACCTTGCCTTTGCCAACGGTTTTCCTACGTGCTGCCTGAATTCTGTCCATCATTGCGTATAGCTTGCGTGCGCCAGCTTCGGTGGATCCGTTACCAATTTCAGAAACAATACGTGCGGGTACTACAAACTCACCGTCGGCTAAACGTGCAGGCTGATTTTTGCCAATCATTGCAGGGATAGAGTCGGACACGCCGTCACCGGGGCCGCGCAGTAATCTGCCGCCGTCTGAGTAAGAGCCGAGGTCAGATAACCCACCAGTGGCGTAACCTTGCAATATGCCACCACCAGCTTTTTTCTTGGCGTCAAGCTCTTTTACAGCCTCAACCAGCAAGCCCACAGTATTGCCGTAGTCCAGCTTACGCATACCTTTAGCATCTTTGTGGACAACTTCGGGTAATACTTTCTCAACTTGTTGAGCCGCTAAGCCTGCGCCGCGCTTGCCAGCCATGTCATAAGTAATGCCGTCTAACTTCTTGACTTTGCTGAGTGCGTTGCCGATTGGCTTGATATTGTCTTTCATCCGGACATCTGAGTAGGCTGATCCAGCAGAGCTACCACCGGCAGATGAGCCGCCGCTACCATTGCCAGCGCCGACGCCAGCGCCGCTACCAACACCGCCAGAACTTCCGGGGCCTGCCGCACCTGCCACACCAGCATTTCCAGCGGCTGCGGATGCAGCAACACCTGCTTGACCTGTTGCTCCCGCCATACCACCGGGGCCTGAACTTGTACCGGTGGCCCCAGCATTACCGGCGGCGTTTGCCGCTCCAATTGCAGCGGCTGCATTTGCGGCTGAAACACCTTGAGCAGAATTAGCGGCGGCGTTAGCGGCGGCGGCATTGGCAAAACCGTCCGCTTGGGCTTGAGCATCAGGAGACAGGGTATCCATATTCACAACATCAGCAAGAGCTTCGTTTGGTTGTTTGTTAAGTATTTGTTGTTTTATTTGTTTAAATATTTTAATTGCCAGTGGAGTCAAACCCTCGTTAATTGCCGCCAATTGCGCTTGATGAGTCGCCTGTTGCGCAGGAGTCAGGGCAGCAAAAGAAGCAGCTTGGGCTGCTGCGGCATTGGGATTACCATATCCCGGAACAAGTGTAGTAATCCCAGCAGTGTCCGTTGTAGGCGTAGTAGGCGTAGTAGTTGAAATAACAGGTTTCATCGCTGTAGTCATGTCCATACGCGCTGGCACAAACCGGCTTGTGCCTGTTGCCGCATCATATTCGTAGTGACCTTCGTACGTGGGCGCTTGGGTAACGGTGTTAACCAGTGGGGCAGAGCCTGTATCACTCTTCTTGCCCATCAAAAAATCATAGGCACCTTGGGAGGTCATACCGCCACCGGCAAGCGCAACAATACCGCCGTTCGCTGCTTTATAGGGCTCGCCTCTCTCCCATGTTGTGTCAAACCAGTTTTGCTGCCGCGAACCAATATCCGGCTCTGGTTGGCGGACTTTACGGGTCATGGCATATGGGCGGATGTAACTTGGGCCCGAAAGAGAACCTGCTGTTGGCAACGGTGTTTTTGTCGCTACCATCTGATCGGCAAGTATGGGGCCTGCGGCCATGAGAGCTTTGCCGTAGTTATCCTTAGCAAACTGTAATGCCGCATCTGGAGAACTTGTAACTGCGCCAAAACCGGCACTGAGTTTGTCTAACGCAGATGCTTCTGCGCCAGCCCTAACCGCTTCTTCTGCAAAAGGTGCCTGCGACATGCCCAAGCGTGCGCTTTCTGCCGCAGACTGGTTTAATGCTCCTTGCTCAATAGCAGACTGACCAGCACCGGCTAAAGATGCGCCCAATCCAGCGCCGCCATAGGCACTCAGACCTGTCATAAAACCTTTTTGCAAACTTCCCGTAGCCAAAGCAGAGATACCGCCAGCCATCAGCGCAGCTGTGCCAGCCGAAAACCCACCAAACGCGGGCATACCCAACATAGTGCCAGCCACTAAGCCAAAGGCAGGGTCGGACACGACATTCTTGATCGCGCTGCCGGGGTCTGCTAGTGCATTTGTGTAGGTTTCGGGAGTTAGCGCCCGTTTAAATACATTCATATTTGCCTCTGAAATATGGGTTGTTGGATCGTATCATGTTGAGAGCGCAGACACAAATGAAAGTGTGGCTACCACAGAGGCGGTTGACGGTTTGGTTGGCGTGCCTGAAGCCGCATAAGTTTCTATGGTTACAGACGCATTAGTTGTAGACCAGTAAATCTGAACGTAGTCGTTTGCGTTCATGGACAAAAAGTAGTTCCAGCCTTTGATGTCGTGAAACGGAACGCCCGCACTTTTTCTAGCGGGCATACCAACTTTTCCTGTAGAACCAACTATGTCTGTGCCATTTTGTTTAAGCCAAATGAATACGTCTTGCGGTGCATTATCTAAATTCTGTAACTGCGCGCTAAATTGCAAGTTGTAAATACCGGCGTTTTCCACCGTTATCTTTGACCCTGTTCGCAACGACACCGTGTTAGAAAAATCCGTGGTGTTTAGGGCCATCAACGTAGCTGTATTGACTGTAGTTGTTTGGGACGTAAAGTCTGAAAACGCCCCGTAAGGAAGTGCAATGTATTTACCGCCAGCGTCACTAAATAGTTCAGCTAAAGAGTTCTGTAGTTGGTTGAAGTACAAACGCAAAATATTGGTAAATTGGTCTTGATAACGCCGTTCGTACTGATCCGTAGCCAATGGTAAGCTGGGTGAAGCTGGAGCAAGGATTCGGTTTTTAGAAGCCATTAGCGTCTGCCATCAGGTCTGATGTCAATTCGTGGTGCGCCCAGTTGCCATGTTGTATTAATTTGGTTGGAGCCAATCTTAAATATCATCTGGCGACCGCGCATACGTGTATAGATTTGCCCCGTAAACTCTTCGGTAATAACATACGTACTACCCTTAACGACTGTGCCGTTAGCACTGTTTGTAACCCCAGAGCCTGAATTAGTCAGACCGTACAGCGTCATAGTTACCTGTGGGGCAACGGCGGCAGGACTGTTAGTGGAATTATCAAAACTTAAATCAGGTAAGACGCGCCACACAAAACCAAAGTTGTGCCCGTCACCAATATCAAACTCAGACGAACCAATGTAAGCATCAATTGCAACAGCAGTGCCGGTTGTGTTGTCATTTAAACCTGTCTCATGGTTAATCAAGTTACCCGTGAGCGTAGTCGTGGTGTAATTTGCCGCGATAGGAACATCTTGTAACCCAGAGTCAAGCCAAGCTGTGCGTGACATAGTGCCGTAGTACCAGATTTTTTCTTCATAGTTATAGATAACGTATTTGTCCACCGCAGTACTACTGGCCGAACAGTAGAACCACCAGACCTCATTGAAACCTTCGCTTGTTCCCGCAAACACTTGTAGTGCTTGCTCTTGGTTAAGGTCACCAAACACATGACGACGTAGATCGCAAGATAAAGTATTTACCCGACCATCGTATTGGTAAAACTTATCTACCCCCATCCAGTACACAACGCCCGAAGCAATCACAGCCGCATTAGGGCTCATGATAGAGATGTTGTCACCAAGAAGCTGCGGAACCCAAACGTAAGGAGGGCCAAGATACTGAAGTGAATATACAGCCGAGTCGGTAAATACTACAACTTCTTGTCGAGTTTGTACAATACCTACAATTTCTGAACCATGAGATATACGGATGCTACCCGCTTGGTTTGTAATTGACGGTGTCCAGTTATAGATATCGTCTTGCGCTGACCAGCGAATTAACATGGGGTCTAGCACGATTGAGCCGTAATCGTTACAACCAAACGCAATTATAAAACGCGAAGTGTCAGACGACGTGATGTTGTTCTGAACTGTAGGCACATCCACGATTAAGGATACTGTGCCTGTGCCTGAACTCGATGTATTGATTACGTTACCTGAGGCATCTACTAAGTTAAATGTAAGTCCACTAACTTGGAATACATAGTACGTAGTTGCCGCAGACACGCCAGTTGGCAGTGAGCCGCCAGAAAATTGAAGCGCAGCGCCTTCGGTATAGAGAACAGTTGAAGTAACAGCCGTAGGAGAAGCGTTTGTAAAGGATACTGTGCCGCCAAGCGTATTAAGTAATACGCCCCGAGTGCTTACAGTGTTAGTCGCACTCCAGTAGTAAATACCGCCGGTGCGGGGGCCGTAGACCAAGTCTTGTCCGTAGTTGATTTGGTTCCACAAACGAAGTGCTGACGTAGATGTCCCGCCATTGCCCCATGTTGTACCTGATTCACCCCAACTACCAGCGCCCCAACCTACAAGGGGAGTAGGAATTGCAGGGCCAACACCAATTTGATATGCAGCTACAACAGAAGCACCGCCGCCGGGAGAACCAGAAGCATCCGTTGCGTTTGCCGTAGCTGTTGCTGTAAATGTGTATGTGTTTGCGGTGAGGACTGTGACTTGATACTGCGCATTTAATACCGTAGCCGTAATATTCCCGCCAAGGCTAACAGCGCCACTAAACGTAACAAAATCTCCTGTCAGCGCACCATGATTTGTATCTGTTACTGTGATTGTGGTGGAGCCATTTGTAGCTACAAACGGGTTGTTGTTGATCGTAGAAGACGCACGGATTGGCGTGATGTCGTAGTAGAGACCGCCTTGATTGATATAGAACTTGAGGTTTGTGCCAACGCCAAGTAGATTATTGCCACCAAGCGTTACCCAATTCCACAATGAACGACATACGCCTTGGTACGTAGCCGCAGAGTAAGGCTCCCACCCGCCAACAACTTCAGGATTGCCTTGGCGAAAGCGTACCTTGTCGGCTTCGTACCAACCCCCTTCGGTGGTGTAGCGAGTGTTTTCTTTGTTGACACCCGGCTTAAATAGGATCTTGGAAAGTGGCATGGTTAGGCTACAAGACCAGCAACGTATTGGGTTTTACCAGCGACTTTCATTGCGGTCAACTCCTGTTTTTTCAGGTTGTTTGGGTCGTAAGACACATGCACCCAGCCGCTATCAGGGATGCCGGGGGTGTAGAACTCAAGGATGAGTTGTGTGTATTCTAAGTTATCCATGATCCATTGGGCAAGTTCTGCGTTGGGGACACCGGGAATTTCTATATCGGCTGCTCTCCCAAGGCAATGGTCTGAGGTACGAGATCCTCCGACTGCTGCATTACTTTCCGCACTGCGGAACCCAGAATTACACTTAACCCCTTTACCAAAGTGATCGCGCACAGGTTGGAGAACCTTCTCAGCCAGCAAACGCAAAGCTTCAGTCTCGGCCTCGCCGGGGGTGTTGTCAAAGCCCATACGCAGGGCAGTCTCTGATTTGGTCAGTTCGTGCAGGGAAAAGTTGGCCGTGAGTTGAGTCATTTCATTTTCCTCAAGGTTTCGTATTGGTCGATGCAGGCGTTGAGCTTGCGGATGGCTTGGTCGCCGTCGGCTGTGATTGCGATAAGAGCTTCAGCAACCGATCTGTCAAGTTCGGTTCTTGTTTCTCGGCTATCTCCGGCGGCAGAGGCGGCATTACCGGCGCTTGGTACGGGGCAGGAGGTTTTGACAGGAATGAACAGCTTGCGCTCACCAGAGGCAATATCAGTACGTAGCTGAGTTTCTTTAGCTTTTGCAACATTGTTGGCTTTCCTTAAAGTCTGGGCGTATGTCTGGGCAACCTCCCCCATACGCTGTTCTGTTTCCCGTGCCTGCTGGTTTAAACGGGCAATCTCAATCTGCTGGCGGTCATACTCATTCTGCTCACCCTTGTAGTACCCGCCTCCAAAACTGCCAAGAATGGCAAGGACAATGCCAAGCAAGACGTATGGATTGAATAAACTCACGACTTGGTGACCTCTTCGTCGTCATGGGACAACTTGATGCCAGCCAACAAACCAATGAACCCACCCACCACCGTTTGAAATGCTGGGCTGATGAGCTTAAAGATTTCGGCGTTGTCTACCTTGTCGTCAAACAACCCAATCATCAGGGTAAACACCATGCCACACACCACAATACACAAAGTGGAGGCAACCATCAGGGTTACCCTATAAGTTAGCTTGCCTCGTAATGTTTGCTCCATGTTTGCCCCTTATGGTTTTGGTGGTTCGTCGGTTTTCATCATGGCATCAGTCTTGTCTTTGCTTGATTTGCTTGAGCCATAAAAGAACGAAATGATGGTGGCAACCGCTGTACCAAGCAAGAAGCCCAAAATGATATTGGCAAAGTCTCTACCACCCTCAGGCAATGTGATAAATGTCACACAAAAAAAGTAGACGACTGAGGTTGTTGACCAGAACCAAGCAAAGTAATAGATAAAGTGTTTAGCCGTTCTGTCATTTGGGTCTATCGGCGCTTGCATCTCGTTTTTCCTTTTCAATGTCTCTACGCAGTTTTTCCATCTTTTCAATCTGCTGTTTGGCCTCGTGCTTTGTTTCCAGCACATCCAAGTACAGCATCCCCAGCAGAGGGAGCAGCGCTACTATAAGCAAGCAAGCGGCAATCCATCCCACAACTATCTCCCAATCCTGTGCAAGAGGCCGAGGAGCAACCACATATACAGGAGGAATAGGATAGTCGCCAGCAGGTATGCCTGCCTTTCTCTTAGGAGCCGCTCCTCCTCTTTGCGTTGCCATGACTCATCATCCCGTTTCTTCCTTGCCCTGTCCTGCTCTACCTTGATGACATCCCGCATATCAAACACTTTGGAATACAAAGCACCCATCTCTTTTGGAGCGCCGTATACCATCGCCTCTCTGATCTCCGTCTCCAACAGCGCCATTTGGTCTTGAGCCATTACCCTCTTTAGGGCGGCTTCCATCAGGTTAGCGTCGGGGTCGTAGACCGTTTTGCTCTTCTCTTCCTCTTCCCTTATGTGCTCAGCAAGCTGTTCTTGCAGCTTAAAGAACTGAGAAAGCTGAGTAACGATGTCTGCCATGACTTGGGTTTCGTTGACGGCAACGTAGGCTTCCTTCTTTTTCGCCACAGGCTTGGGGCTTGTGGTGGGCGCTGTTCCGAAGAGCTTTGCCCAGAACCCTCTGACTGCTTTGACATCTGAAGCAACTTCATCAACAGTTTTCTTGATCTCCATGAAAGACGTTTTAGCGTCTTTATAGAGTTTGCACCCCTGCTTGATGGCGGCAACGCAAGCGTTAGCGGCAAAGAGGATGCTGAGAGGATCAATTTACAGCCCCTATGGTGCGTCAGGCCAAGTAATTGTCCAAGGAAAACCAGCCTGTGCCGTGATGTCCCGCAGTGCTTGACGGTATGTTGCCCACGCCTCTTTATCAACAGTGCTGTCGGCAAGTTGTGTCCAGTCGCTGTCATTGAGCATTACTGTACGTGAGTTGCGTATAGATTTGGCTTGCTCTACGTCTTTAGCGGTCTTATAAGCAGCTTCTTGTTCAGCGGCAGTCATTGCTGGCTCGGTTTCTGTAGCCGCACGGTCTGTGAAGACAGGGCCAAGCACATGTTTGGTATACCACTTGCCACCGATCTCCTCTACGCCAGAGGCTTGTGAATACTGGTAGACAGTGCCGCCTGATGCTTGTGGGCCTTCAAAGACAACGTCAGCACCCAAGGCTTCTAGGACTTCATCTGTTGTTGTTTCCCATGATGGGCCACCATTGGCTTTTGTGTATGCACGAAACTCTGCCTCGTACATAACTGCGCCTGTTGACTGGATTCTGATTTGCATGATGTTTCCTTATGCGATTGCCAAGAAGATATATGTGCCAGCACTCACATTGATTGCCGCCAAGATTGTTGAGTTCAGCGCAAAGCCTGTTGATACAGTGGTTACTGAGCCAAGGGTTGCAACTTCAGCCGCTACGCTGTTTAAAAACAAATACGGGTCTGTCAACACCGTCATGCCACGGGCTGTGTCGTAAACGTACCAATCACCAGTGGAGTCTGTGCGCTTAATTAACACAAACCTAGCGCCACCAGCACCAAAGCCGCAATTAATGGTTTGGGTTGTTCCGTTGCCTGTGTATGAGCCTACTTTGCTTACACCAGCGCAGGTTGCAAACAGGTAGGCAACGTAGTTTTGTGCAGAGTCATTAACTGACGCTGAATCGCTTACTGTAAATACAGTTGATGTTGGCGCAGTACTAACCCAAAACGAACCAGCCCCGCTTGCTGAATTATTATTAAGATTCATGTATTTGGTTGCACCATTGGTAGCGTCATAAACTATCCAATCCCTTGTGCTAGAAGTTCTACTTTTTACAATCATTAACTCAGGCACTGCCGCCAAGTTATGTGTAATTGCTCTGCCTGAAACATTATTCCCCGTATAGCAAACCTCATCAAAAAACGATGGGGCACGTCTGAAATAATGCTCAACGTAATCGTACCCGCCCGGATAATTTACTGTTGCGTTACCCACGCTATCAGTTCCAAGGCGGACACCGTCTTGAACGTCAAAACCAGTCAATGAAGTCGCATCAGTATTTTCTATTGCTGTAGAGTTTGGAACTAACTCTTTTGTTGCCCCACGCAAACGATCATAAAATGAATTAGCAAATCCTATGTTTCTTGCTTTGCTGTGAAACAAATCAGCAGGAAAGCCAACACCTGTAACAGTTCTGTTTGCGCCGTTTCCAGTAATCAACAAAGAGTTAAACACACTCGTACCCAACGTGGGCACTTTCATCGGGCCACGGCGTATGGCTATGTAGATGTAGGTAGCGGCGTTTGTGTTTGTTAAAGATGCAACAGGACTAAATCCAGTTGCTTTTGGGCCTCCAGTTGAATCTAAAACTTCAGCCGCACTAGTGTTGGCTAACAATAAAGCGGTAATTGACGACGCAGATGTTGCCGTTGGCATTCCACGCATCGTATCAATCATGTGCCAGCCGCCATTAGTACTTGAATCTGTTCTTTTAACTAGAACCCATTGCGGCTCATAACCAAGGGATACCAAGTAAGACCCATCAGTTGTTCCATCACCTGTATAACTTCCACAGCTAATCACATTGTCCGTACCCGTCAGGCCAAAGCCACCTGCGTCATGGGCGAATAGGTAGGCTACATATGTTTGACCATTTGTATTAAAACCACTTTCAACATTCGTACTAATTCCACCATAATCTATTGAGGTTGAAGAAACATAAGAAGTAAGCGTTCCTACATTTGCGCCAGCGTTAGTTAAATTTAAATATAAAAGCTGATAATTTGTTCCATCCCATGCTAAAACTTTCCAGTTTGTAGCGGAAGTACTTGTTGATTTTACAACTATAAATCTTGGTGTTGACGAAAGTGAATGACTAATAGATTGGCTTGTGCTTCCATTCCCCGTATACGTCACAACATCAAAAAACTTAGGCTGTTCGCGGAATGTCCATGAGGCGTAGGTGTATCCGCTTTGGTTGCATAGGTTAGCAAAGGTTGGCGCAATTCCATCAACAGTAGAAAATCCATTTGTAAGAAAAGTAACTCCATTTGGCGTTCCATTGGCGGATGCATTGGTTGCTGACGGAATTAAATATTTTCCACTACCTCTTGATGTATCAAATATAAAACCAGTTTGAGCATTGCTTCTAGATTTAGCCCAAACCATTCCACCATTAGTTGATAAATCAATTCCATTTGCAATTGTTTGCCCAGTTGAACCATTACCCGTGTACAACCAAGTAGAGAACACATCCTCGATGTAGTTAACAGGGCCGCTTTTTGCAAACTCGCCAAAGCCTTGAGCCGATGCCGCACCTCTAGTTTGAACTAATGGCATAGTTGTCCCTTAAGCAAATTTGGTTTGTGAAGTAAACACAGTGAATGCTGCGTTACCCGTTTTGATAATCGTGTACATATACACATCAACACTGCTTGCGTTACCTGCCGAATATGCAGTGCCGCCTTGATATTTTGGTGTCACGCTGCTACCGTCAACCTGAACCGCGCTGTTGTAATAGGCCGTAGTGCCTTGAGTTACCAAGAAAGCCGCAGTCACAGACTGGCCCGTAGACATGGCAGTATTTAAAGAAGTACCGCTAGAGGCTCTAAAGTTAACTGTCCAGTTTGCACTTGCGGAAGTCGTGTAATACAAGACAGACTGCGTAGTGACATCGTAGTTAATCGTGCCAGTGGCTGCTGTAGCTGAGACTGTTGCTACCTCTGCCGTGTCAGTTAAGATCATCGCAAGTGCTGATGATGTGCCTGAGAACGTCTGTGTAGCTGTAAAGGTTGTTGCCGTGCCGGGAGCTACATAGTCAGTACCCGCAGTAGCATTAGCCAGTGCGCCACCAGAATTGGCTTTAAGAATCGCAGTGCCCGAGGGTGGGGCTAAGTAGTCAGTACCAGAAGTAGCAGCAGAAATTGCAGTGCCGTTACCTTTCAAGACACCTGTGATAGATGTTGTAAGCGTTATGGCAGGCGTTGTCGTTGCGGTTGCAACTGTGCCTGCAAAGCCGTTGGCGGACACTACGCTTGCGCTTGTCACTGTGCCAGCTGTGCTAGTTGCCACCTTTACGTAGTCAGTGCCGTTGTAGTACACAAAACACTTCTCGCCCACAGCAACAGAGACACCTGCCTGACCGGCAGCTTTAAAAGTTACCGCGCTGGTAGCGCCTGCGTGATCCACCATGTACAGCTTGCTGTAGCTTGGGCCTGTGATAACCTTGGTAACAGTTTGTGTGCCGGTGATACGGATCACCATGTACTGGGCTGTTGTAGAAGTTATTGCGTTACCTGACGCGCTACCTGTGGTGTTTGCCAGCGTGATAGCGCCGTCACCCGCAAAAGATAGTGTGCCTGCAATGGCAATGTCAAGGTAGTCAGAAATACCGTAGTTGACTGTGTCGCCCCACGTACCAGAGAGCGTACCCTGTGTGGGGGTGACCAAGCTCAAAAGAGTTGTTGTTGCTGCCATGTCCGTTCCTTACGAAGTGTTTATATTTTGCCAAATTGTTGACTGGTTGTCATCAATTAATTTCCAGTAAACAGCCACCACATTTCCAACACTACCGCTTGCCAAATTACCTGTCAGACTATGTGTCCTGATCAACCCCATAGTCCCTAAAGCGCCTGAAGCAGATATGCCGGTCAATCCCACGGTTGTTACATTGAGTACAGTCCCAACAAAAGCCAACGCTTGGTTGGAATTCACCGGCACAATAATTTGGTTTACTTGACCAAAAGCCTCATTGCCCGTTAAGCCAAGAGTACTTATAACCGCAACCGTACCTACACTGCCTGCACTTCCAACGCCTGTCAGCGCCATAGCATTTATGCTAACTACTGTGCCCACTGCGCCAGAAGCGCTAACACCTGTTATAGCAATAAGACGATCAGCAACAGTGACGCTACCTACAGCGCCAGTGGCACTAACGCCCGCACCACTGTATTCCTCAACAAAGCTAACACTATTAACTAAACCTGTTGCGTCGACCCCCGTAAGCACCAAACTAAAACTGTTAGTGCCCCATCTGCCGTCGCCCCATGCTTCGGAACCCCATGCGTTAGCCATACACTATCTTTAAGTTGTAGCAATACGCAACAACGCAGCAGCAGTGGTATTAGCAGGCATAGTCAATGTAAACGTACCAGCAGTGATTGTTTGAGAACCGAAGGTATGAACACTGACAGCCGTATTACTTTGGGTAGAGTTGTAAATCAACACTGCGTCAAACGCCGTTGCCAAAGTCACAGTTGTGTATGTGATCGAAGCCGTAGGCGTAGTAAATGCAGTACCCGCTGTTGTAGACGAATTAGTAGCAGTTGGAGCATTCCATGCTGTAATCGTCACACCACCAGCGGTATAGCCAGTGCCAGACACTTCATTAGAAGCGCTGTATGCTGTAGTGCTTGCGTTTACCGTGGCAGTTGTTAGATACAAAGCCGCTTTAAACGTATCAACAGTGGGCGCAGTCAAACTGGTACGCGAAGTCAGCGTAATTGTTCCAAATTGATGCCCGCCATTGAGCAGTTGCCCCATGAACGATGTGCACATTGCTTGGGTATTTGCCATGATTTTTCCTTATGTAATAGATGCGGCTTCAGCCGAGAGTGTGACTGTTTGCTTTAACTGAACATGCGCCGAACGGTGGACAAGTTCGCCATCTAACCAATACTCCACCCATGTGGTTGTTTCGTTGTCATTATCCAATGAACCTTCTTTTTTCTCAAGCAAAGATTCATCCATTTCGCCTTTGGTTGTGGTTACAAGTGCCATTACGCTATCCTTATGATTGCTGAAGTGTTTGATACAGCGGGGAACTGTACCGTGAATGTTGCAGTTGAAGTTTTATCTGCACCGAAATCAAGTACGCAAACTGCGGGGTTTCCGCCGCCACTTTGGTAAATTAAAGCTCCACGAGCAGTTAATGCCGAAGTCCAAGCCGCGTTGTCAAATGAGATATAGGCGGTGCTGCCTGAGTTTCCTACCGTGGGAGCCTGCGCAATCGTGAGTGCCAGCCCACCAGCCGTGTACCCAGAAGCCACAACCTCGCCCGTAGCCGTATAAGCCGTGGTAGAGGCATCAAGTGTGGCTGCATTGGTATAGAGTGCAATATAGAACGTCCCCGAAGTAAAGTTGAACGTGCCGTTCATCAGCCCGGTCTTAAAGACATTACAGGAGAAGTTACCAGTAAACGCCATCAGGTCACCGCCTGTCTAAATTGACCAGAACGATAGGCGTCTTGACGCTCCATGCCATCACCCAAACGCTTGGCTAACGCAAGAGCTTCCGTGTATTTTCCGTTATATAAAGCCATCATGTCGGTTTCACCCTTCATATAGGTGTAAGCCTCAACCAAAGATGCATACAACAGCACCGTGTCAAAGTTGTCCCCCAGCCATGATCTACCGTCTGAATTAGTTACAGTGCTAATTAGCACAGAAAAACCAGAACCTGTTCCGCCAATATTTGTGGCGGCGGCAGATAAAGACCCGCCAGCCGTATAGTTCAAGCCGCCATTCGTAATAGTCACGGCTGTTACCGCGCCACCAGAAACAGTAACCGTTGCTAACGCCCCGCTACCTGTACTGCCAGTCAGGGGCACATTAAAATAAGTACCCGCCGTATATGCGCTGCCACCAGTAATTGCGCCCAAAACAGCAACAGGGCTTTGCACAATTGACTCGGGGTAGTAGTAATAGTGCAACTCAACGCCGTAACTCGCATCGGCTGTTGGCCCTAATATGAACGAGAGTTCGTCGTAAATTACAGTATTTAATACCGTTGGGCCAAACAGTGCGTAGTACTTGGGAATGCCTACATCTGTTGTAGGGTTTGGGTATGCCTGACGGATAAAGTTAACGTCCTTGTTAAGCAAGTATTCGTAGTTACCGTTACTATCAATGACCGCCATAGAATACACAGCTAAGAAGTCAAGAGGGCAGTCCAAATACTTTGTGTTTATCGCAACAGTGCTTGTCACGTTCTTACGAATTGAGGGGAACTGCACCGAGTTATAAATACGTTGCTCAGCCTGCTCCACAAAGACAGGAATCTCCGCCACGAAGCTAGTCTCCGTGTTCTCTGTATACGCTTGAATAGCGTTACTGAGTTCGGTGTAATTCATGCCATCGGGCCCCTAGACATAACGCCTTTGGTAGCCGCGCCAGTGCCACGCATTTTGATACCGCTGGTTTTGACTTGCTGGTCGCCAGCAGCTTTGCTGATGTTGCCAACGCTCATGTTGACCGTGTCGGCTTTGCTGCGGTTAGGTTCTTTGCCGGGGTTGGAGGAAATCTTCATTGCCTTGCCATCCATAGTGTGCGGCTCGGCATAGACGCTGGCTGGGCCAACTTCTTTACCGTCTTGTTTCATGCTGAATTTAGCCATTATTTACCCCTTGCGCTTCCGCGCTGGTTAACAACTTTAGCCATACCACGACCGTACTGCTTCATCATCTCGTTGGTCTTGCCGCCTTTGGCCAGCTTCAGTGATGTGCCCTTGCCACCTTTGTGTTCTTGGGTGTCGTGCTGTTTAAAAGCCTTTTTGATTAAAGCAACATCTTGCTTTTTATCTGCTGCGGCTGATTCCATTTTTGCCATGATTAACTCCTAAGTTACGCTTACCGTTACTGTACCAATTTCTACTGCCATCGCCAAGTTATTTGGGGTCAGAACCGCATCAAAACTAGACGAACCGCCAACCGGCCCCCAGCCCCATTGAAATACTCGACTACCGCCGCCGCTGTACCCATCTGCTAACAAGCCAGAAACTTGGTAACTTAAGTCAGGACGCGGATCGCGCACCCCTTGCGGGTCATCCACTGGGTACATACCCAACTGGAGTTGAGGCTGATCTGGACTCCAACATTCAGGGCACACCAAAATATTGTAAAGCTTTGTTTTAACTACTTCTTTTTTTAGAACAGTCAACTTGTATCTAAAACCGCAACGGTCACACTCCGCAATGCTGTTTTTGCCGGATGCAAATCTATTGCCCATGTTGTACCTTGGCGGGTTTTGCTAAGGTTTTCATACTTGCGCGAATGTCTTGCAGCATCTTTCGCAAAGCCATCCTTGATTGCATTACTTGGTCGGGTATTGGGTTGCTGCTATTGCCATACTTTCGACCATCGGGACTGCGCATTTGATATTTCAAAGCGGCTTGCACTTGCTCTTTTTTTACCACAACATACGGCTCAATTGCTTGCAAAAATTCCAATGCAGTTTCATTACGAGCAACCCAGCGGTGTTGAACTGCCCAACGACGACCATTCGGTGTTCTGTTTTCAGAAGTTGAAATACTGCCACCAAAGCGCTCAAGAAATAATTGAAGACAAGGCAAACTTGTTTGGGTAACAGTTGTGTGCAAACTGGTTCTATAGCCGTGCAAACAAGCCTTTTCCTTGGACATTTCAACCATGACGCAGCCTTCTCCGTCAAAGAATCCTGCCGCCCAAGCTAAAAAAAGACTATCCGTATCCATTATCCGCCCCCAATAAACATCTGCCTAGGCACTAAACGCAACGCGGCGCGTTCCTGATCCTCATCAGCCGCTGTCATCCATGCTTCGTCATACTGCTGTTTCAATACCGCCAGACGCTCCATGCCACCGGGAACCTTCAAAGCAATGTAATAGGACAACCCCGCCACCATACAGGGCACAAAACGGAACGGTACATCCATTACATTGACACCGCTACCGGCATCCTGCACACGACGCATCCGCCAATAGACAAACTGGTATGTCTGGGAGCCGTCCGGCGTAGGCCACATGGTCACGCGGGGTACGTTGTTGATGTAAATCTTGGCACTGGCACTTGCAGTATGGGCCGCAGCCGTTGTTCCGTTCTGTCCACGGAAGCAGTTGCTTAACGTATTGCCGTCAATGTAGTTGTAGAAGATGGTTTCGCTGTCAAGGTTGATGTACCCAATGGCAGGAAGCCCCACTACGTTGGACAAAACAACCGTGTTTGCGGTAGCGCTGATGCTGGTAGACAAAACTGCCGTTGTTGGCATGATTTGGCCGTCCAAACGCTGATACCAGACCTGAATTGGCCGTGCTTGGGTCAATTTGTTGGGTAAAGTAGCGTATGTGGAAACACTCACGCGGGTAATTGTCAAATCGGCTTGTGTTGCCGCCACATTTGCCTGTGTTCGGATGACATGATCAAGCAAATCGACGGTATCTGTGGGGATTGCATAGGTGTTCAAGCCTTGAGTTAGGGTGATCGTGCCCTGCTCGAACGTCCACATGTTGATACCGCGATTTGCCCAGTCAGCAAACAACAAATTTAACGACCGGCGAGCCGTTTTAAGGTCATAACCGGTACGCAACTCTGAACCAGCACGCTCAAACGCCTCCTCCACCAGTTCGGTGAGGTCTAGGTTAAACGATGATGCGCCGGAAGTTGTTGCCATTATCTAAATCCTGCCGTTTTCTTTGCAATTGTTTTAGGTTGGGCTACGAACTGCTTCCCTTTAGCTTTGCCAGTACGTTTTGCCCGTGTTGTCGCAGCGTACTCAGAAGGGCTGAGACTTTTGATCGCAGCTTTTGGAAGGTATCGTTCACCAGTGTCAGAAGATTTTTTACCACTTTTAGTTGTCCAATCTTGTTTGCCCCAGTTTTTAAGGGAAGTCTGCGGCGCTTTCAATCTTTGTATCCCCCGCCAGCAGCCTTATACTTCTTGGCTACCAACTGCGCTTTTCTCGCGCTCCACTGCCCTGCGCCCGTGCCATGAGTTGCCGCTGCTTTGACCTGAGACACAATCTTCTTACGAAGGCTCGGTTTTGTGTAGTTACCAGCGGCGTTAACACTTCCACCCTCTTTGAACTGGGTGAAGTCCGTGTCATCCCGGCGTGCTTTTTTCACGCCTTTGGGCATTTTTGAGGGATTGATATCCCCCATACCACGCGAGGGTCTCATGGATTTAACAGGCTTTGCCGCCAGACTTCATGGAAATCATTGTGCCTTTGGTTTTGCCTTTTGAAGCAACGCCATCAGCACGGGCGGAAGCTGAGCCGCCAGCAGCCATCTTCTTCATGCCACCTTTTTTCATGCCCATCATCTGCTTTTTGTCAGAAGCCATGTCAGCTTTAGAGCCTTCTTGTGCGCTCTTCTTTTTAGCCATCATTGCCATAAAACCGGGATTCATTTTTGTAGCCATATCACCACCTCTTTTAAAAGTTTTGCCTTTATCGGCGTTTGAAAAATCCTTACCCACCGACTGTGGGACTCCCACCTTCTTAGCAAACGCTGGGTTGTTAGCCACCGCCGCCATGAAATTGTGTTGTTTCTTACTCGTGCTCGGCATCATCTGCCTTCTTTTTGCGCCACAGTGCGGAAAACTCTTTGCCTGTAGCCATCTCGTAAATACGCATGACACCCACTACTGCACCAATCAAGGCAAATAGTGGGTTAAACATTTCTAAAAACGCGCCAAACGTGCTGAAGATCGCTACAAAATCCATTACATTTTTGACGTTATCTGTTTGTTCGGTCATGTCAACACTTCCAAGCCCGTAGGCTCTTGTTAATCCTCGAATTTGGATCCTTGGCGGTTTTTTCGCTCGTCAATTTCTTCTTCATGCCTTCCATACGGGCGCAGAAGGAGTCGCGACGTTTGCCGCCCTCGGGCTGCGGAGCTTTCAGCCCCGGCTTCCCCGGATTCGCTTTGTTGTAGGAAGCCCGACCTTTGGCGTTCAAGCCGCCTTTCTCGGATTTCCCTTCCTTGCGCGTCCATGCTGGAGACTTAGCCATAGAACACTTCAATGCCCACAACAGTACCAACGCTGGTTGTCAAGTGCAGTCCTGTAGTTGCCAAAATACCTTCACCGGGTATCGTGATGTTGAAGTTCACAGGCGTGGTAACGCTGGCAATGTCCATCGTAAACAACACAGCGCCAGTAGCGCTGCCATCACGAATCTCAAATGTTGCGGCTGTGCTTGCTTTAGGGCTGACCACAATACCTTTGAGGCGTGTGCGTCCCAATATAAAAGATCCAGCGGCAGTTAAGTGAGCCGCCTTTACGTCTGTCTGTTGCATAATTAATCTCCTGTTATGAGGGGGC